AAAAAAAAAAAAAAATAATATAAAATAACGTATATACTAGTTTAGCGTGATATATTTTTTTCTATAATATTACAAAAAGAAATAATTTGGAGAAATAAGAGAAGAGAAAAGAAGAACGCGGAAACAAGAAAACTGCTAGGTAGGTAAGTATTCGATAGCTAGAGAGAAGTCAATAAAAGCAATAAAATCAACAACTTAGCGTCGGTATCCTGTAGGTAGTTAGTCATGTAAAATACTAGTTAAGAATTGATTATATATTAAATAAAATAATGAGCACTTTAGCAGTTCTTTACGAAAATAAATTAAAAAATCTAATAAATTAAAAAAAATAAAAGAAATTTTCATTTTTTCATTCATTTTTTTATATTAAAGAAAAAAAAGTCAAAAAAACTTGACCCGTTTTTTCGATAAGAGTAAAAACAAAAAATAAAGGTACTTCCTCTTAATTAAATTTTTCATTTACTAAAAGATTAGTAAAGAAAAAATCCAATTTTTTGGATAAAAAATCCAAAAAATTGAATAAAAAATGCAAGCAAAAAGTGTGCCAGAAAAGTGTAAACTTTTTATACACTGTATATTTTTTTGACATCATACTTAACTCTTTTATTTTCATACGTTTAGAGGAAAAAAGAGAAAAAAGTGTAAAAAAAGTGGACGTTTTTTAAAACTAAAGAATTAGAAATAAAAATACGTTCCCTATATATAAGGCGCCGGAACTCCATATAACATAACGATTTATAACGTCATGAAAAAAAATATTAAAATAGAGTATGCTATGGCATGGTGATTGCTTACATCAATAGTGGATTTTGGAAAACCGGAGAAAAAGAAAATGAAAAAACTAATAATTATCGGAATTTGCATGATCGTCGGCATATATTTACTTATGCCGATATTCCAGACAATCGTATATTTTTTGTTTAAATAAAGGAAAAAAATGCGATATCAATTACTCACACATTACCAACTTGCTGCACTGACCGAAGAAAAAATTAAAAGATTGAAAAAATCCGAAGCAGCGCAACATAATAGGAAAGTTATTGCTCTACGTATACTTGATCAGATATATAGCATATCTGATGTATGTAGAGCTTCTGTTCTCACAAATCATGAAACAAAACAACTTGAGTACGCAAACCGATTGAAAAGACTTGCAACCAGATACATGAGCTAATCTAATGGAGACTTTAAAAAAATGACAAATTCAAACGAAAAAGTGACCGAAAAAACAATCAATATATCTTCCGTAATAGATTTTGCAAAATTAGGGATAATTTCCGAAGCTACACAAACAACTGTAGAACGCTCTGAGTCTAACGGTTTGAAAAGCTGTGATAAACTAATCATTATTTACACTCGCGCATCTTCTAAAAAGATTTACGGCTTTAAAAAAGACAAAATTGAAAAAGACAAAGAACAAATTGCAAAAGTAGATGATTATCTTAAAGCAATATACGATTCTTCTGACGCTTCTGGCGACGAAGAAAAAGATCCTGATATGTGTTATGACGATTGGAAAAACAAACTCGCTTTCCAGCGCTCACAGGCGATTCTTATGCAGCGTGCGCGGTCACAGGCAATTAAAATAGAAAATACGAATGCGGATAATCTTTTAGCGAGTTTAGATAGCATGTCGCAATCTGGCAAGCTGGACATGGATGCTATCATGAAGATGCAAGCAATGATAGACGCGGCTAAAAAAATGATGGAAGCTGCAAAAATAGCATAATTTTTAACACTGAACAAAGGGTGCAATAATTTAAAAAATTGCGCCCTTGATTGAATGTTAAAAAACGAATTGAATGAAAGGGAAGAAAAAAATGAAGAAAAAAAATGATACATCATCTATATCTATACAATACCTACCTGAAACATGGCGTATTGTAGTACAAGAGTATGCTATATTTTTCCAAGCACATCGCGCAACATACACGTACGGGAATCATCCTACTCATTACACTGTTCATGATAACAAGATTGCACGCTTATATCGTGTATATGCGATCTGTTATAGTAATGTTGTATCGTATTATGTGACAGTGCGTGGGATCAGGTATTATATACAAGAATGGAGACTTGCGTAATTATGTACACATATCTAATCATTACACTCACACAGTCGATCATACATGTTCAGTATGCGATGTATGCTTCACTTCATGAAGCGGATCGCATGACGATGCTCAAGCGCTTATATCATAGATAGTCGATAACAGTAGGGGTTTATATGTATACATTTTTGATTTGTGAATTACAGTATCATCTATACGCACAAGAACAAGGTTTATTGTTACATTGGATCAGGCCGCTAACATCCTTTGTGCGCGTTAGTGATTATACAGTGTTTGTAGCCTGTAGTCTGTAGTCTGTAGTCTGTAGCCTGTAGTCTATACCAGCCGTTTTAAATCCTCCCGCTGGATGTCCTGTGTACACGTCCTTATATGTATACAGGACATCCAGCGGGAGTTTTTTTTCTTCATTTGCATTTTGAAATTGATTTTCATTTTCGTTTTCAATATATCCTTTATGATATTGAGTTTCAATATCATAGAAATTGCGTACGTACTGGAAAATTGAGGGTGGATAGCCCCCCAAAATTATCTATCACAATTCTACCACCATACTTGATTTAAAATACACTTTTAAAATTATCTACCCATTTTTTACCTCCATACTTGATCCTAAATATATACACTTCAAATTTCCTTAAATTCTCCTAAATTTCCTTAAATTTTCCTAAAGTTTTATATTTTTTTTTAATTTTAAAAAAAGCATACTTGATCTCTTCTAAGAAACTTGATTGGACTTGATTGGACTTGATTGGACTTGATTGGACTTGATTGGAAGTATAAGAGAGCGTAAAGAAGTATAAAAAAGTATAAAAGTAGTATACACAATATATAAGACGTTGCCCGCGGTAGTACCATATATACTACTTAATAGTATAAAAAGTTTCCTAGGAATCCTTTAAAATATCTCTTGACAAACTCCCTTTTTTATGGTATCATTATTATAATAACCAATAGTTTAGGTCGTTCTTTGTCTATCTTTTTCTTTTAAAGACATAGATTGAAATAAACTATTATACTATATTATATTACAACCTCCTTAAAGTGAAGTAAGCGAAAATGAAATAGGCGAAATAACCGAAACAGAAGTGGAAACTTAATTTTTTTGTTGTAAATGTAAGTGTAAATGTAAATTAAGTTTCCACTTTATTTTATTATAATATATAGTATCATGGGCAGACATCCTACCGGAAAACCACCAGATCAACCTCTTCTTCGTGTAGAATCACGGCATCGTGAAATTATGCGTCGTTTAATCTCTGGTGAAAGCAATCATAGAATTTCTATAGATCTTGGTATGTCTGAATCCCGTTTATCTATCATACGAAATTCTCCTCTTTTTATTAAAGAATATAAAAAATTAGAAGCTGAAGTAAAATCTCGTTTTGTAGATTCTTCCGCGAAAGTACAAGAAAAAATCAACGAACTACAAGAACCTGCAATCGATTTACTCGGACGTTTATTAAAAGATAAATCTGTAGAAGATCTTCGTGTAACACCAATGTTAAAACATCAAGTTGCATTGGATCTTCTTGAACTCGGCGGGAATGGCAAAAAACGAGTCGAAAACAATAAGAACGATGCCATAAACGACGTAATTAAAGTTATTTCTGACGGTTTCGAACTCGCAAAGCAAGCATTACAGGAGAAAGTAAACGCGGCGAAGTTCGCGGCAACTTCTTCTGAAACGAAAACGGAAGCAGAAGAAAAGCATGAAAAAGTCTTACATAGTATAGAGGATATAGAGTTTGAAGATGTCACGGAAGATTCGTCTTCTTCAAACTCAACCGCTTTAATAACACAACCTTTATCGAATAATTTACAATAAAAAGCGTAAAAAAGAATGTCAAATATCTCTTCCTCTTACGATTTATCTGAATTAATTCGTACTCAAAGCGCCTACGCTTTTAATTCAGAAAAATTTCTTTTTGACGTTCTTAAATTTAAATGTGTAAAATGGCAATCTCAAGCATGTCATGATTATGATACAAAAGGAAAATGTGCATGGTCCACCGGAAGTGGTGCTGGGAAAACAGCTATACTAGCACGTTTAATGTTACATTTCTTGTATACACGTCCATTTTCGATTATTCCTTGCACTGCGCCAACCAAAAAACAACTATATAACGTCCTCTGGGCTGAAGCTGGACGTGCAATGTCATCTTCTTCTATAATAAATTCTCTTTTTGAGTGGCAGCAAGAGCGTATATATTTCAAGACACATAAAGATAAATGGTTTGCAGCGGCAATAACATCTACTCCGCCAAAACCGGGTGCTATCACAACTGAATCATTACAAGGATATCATGCTGAGAATTTGTTGTTTATAGTCGATGAGGCGTCGGGTATAAGTGATCAAGTCATGGGTGCAGCTGATGGTGCTATGTCAACCCCAAGTGCAAAAGCAATTCTCGCATCAAACCCTACACGTAATGTAGGATATTTCCATCGTGCTATGACTATGGATGCGCTTAAAGATTTATGGGCGCGTATTTTCGTAGATGTTGAAGAAATTGATGCAGAATATATCGATAAAGTATCAATTAACCGTCTTAAATTAATTTATGGAAAAAACTCCGATTATTTTAGGATGAGAGTCCGCGGACTTGCGCCGAGAAGCGAATTTAATGCGCTTGTTTCTCCAGAACAAGTTTACGCAGCACACAAACGTATAGTACCACGTTCTGGTCAGCTATACTGCGGCTGTGATCCTGCACGTTATGGCGATGATGATACTGTAATATACGTAAGAGACGGTAATGTTATAATAGAACGTATTTGTGTACATGGAATGTCCACAGTACAAGTTGCCGACGCTCTCTTCGCCCTCGAAGAAGTATACAATTTTCAAGAAATCCGCATCGATATAATAGGAATCGGCTCCGGAGTACATGATGATTTAAAACGTCGTTTAAAAGAGAAAGCGCATAAAGTAAAAGGAGTCGGCGTCGGAGAAGATGCAAATGATAAAAATACATTCTTTAATAAAAGAGCGGAAATAGTATGGCAAATTCGTCATATTATCGATTCTCTTTCAATAATTATAGATACACCACTTCTCGATGAAGAACTTTCTGTTATACATTATGGTTGGGATTCCAAAGATAAACGTATAAAAATAGAACCAAAAGATGAAACAAAAAAGAACATAAAACGTTCTCCTAATGATGCTGACGCCTTATGTCTTGTTTGCGCCGATTTAAAAACAGCGACAGGAATCGTAACTTCCGAGTACTTTAAAATTGGTTCATCCAATATAAACAATGAAAATAATATGATAGAAGTTGTAAATAATATGAAAAATGAAGGAAAAGTACCAAGAGCCGCTTTAGATTTAGCTACATTTCTCGGAAATAAAAGTGGAAAAGTAGGTGCAAGACGTTATAATGAATTTTCTTCTGATTTAAATGTTAATTCATTTGGTTCTTATAACGATACAGAAGGTGGTAGTAGATGGGAGAATTTTTAACATTTTTAGTGTATTTTAGTGTATTTTAGTATATTTTAGCATAAAATAACGTTAAGTAACACGAAAGGAAAAGTAAAAAATCATGGGAATAACAAATAAAACACGCGGTAAGTCAATTTTTGGTGAGATGGATCTAATATCACGGCCGGATGTCGTAATAAGACGTCGTGCTACTTCTATCACCGCAGCACAAATTAAAGCGTTAAATACAACTCCTTTATCTATAGTGCCTGCCCCCGGAACGGGGAAAGTAAACGTTCCAATCAATATATTTCTAAAGTATGTATTCTTGACGACTGCATTCACAGGATCGAATAATTTGGAATTCCGTTATACCTCCTCAAACGGTGCTAAAGTTTCCGCTGATGTAGACGCATCTTTTCTCCTTTCTGCTTCTGGAACAAATTATCGCGTTGTTAATAATGTTGATACTGAACAAACACCTGTAGTAAATGCTCCAATCGTGATAGATGTTCCTTCAGCAGATCCGGCGCAAGGTCTTGGTTCACTAACCGTACAAGTATTTTATCGTACTTTAACCGTATAAATATAATACATTATTTTAAGGTAGAATAAAAAAATGCCAGCCGCAGATCGTATTAAACTAAATGAACATGCAACAGCAGCGCTTATTTGTGCAGGCTGTAAAATGCATGTACTTCCTGGTGAAAAACATCTTTGTGCGGCTTTATCCGCAAAGATAGAAGCAAAGTCTTTGGCAGAAGTAAAAAAAGAAGTAAAAGAAGTAAAAGTAGAAGCAAAATCGAATATCAACGTTGATGTAAAAAATAAGGAACCTTAAATACTATGTTACAATCACATATCCAGACAGTTTTAGATAAGATTAAATCGCGTAAATTCTCTGACGCCGATGTAGAATCTATTGAAGCTCAACTTGATAAACCTTCTGATATTATCGCACTCCGCGGCGGAATCGAAGTAATGTTGAAAGACTCTTTAAGCGGAAAAGTTCTACAACATTCAAAAGGAAAAAATGTCGTTCTCTACGTAGGACGTTCTTGGCTTATGCAGAAGATTGCATCAACTGGAATGGATTCTACAGTAACAATGAATGCAAATATCGTCATCGGTATAGGATCTACAGCTACCGCATTGACACATACAGGACCAGCATCATATTTGACATATAAAACAGGCACTTTATCTCTTACAACTGCAAGTGATGGTGCAGCAGTTCCTGTTATGGCTGTTGCTGCATCGTGGGAGTCAACTGAATTGTCTGTTACAGGATTTAATTCGATTTGGGAATTTCTCCTCAATAATAGTACAGGAAGTGCAGGGACTTTCCTAAATCGTTATCTCTCTAACACTTTTATTAATGCGACTACATCTAATCAACTTCTTGTAACTTACACCGTAAGTTTTTAATTTTGATTAAATAATAATGTCGATAGTATTATGGGGAATTCGGCAGCTTCCCCATAATAAACTAAAATAAATATAAAATAAAAAACGGAGAACTTAAATAAATGAAGCACACAATAGTAACACTTAAAGATGTTAATAATAACACGTATCAAACCACAGTTGCTGTAGATCCTGCAAAACCAAATTCTGATAAAACTATGGCGACCGAAATCAAAAATGATAAAATTATTTCTGTCGAAGAAGTAAATAAAGAAAATAAAGAAAACAAAGATAAAATTCAATCCGAAATCATAAAAATAAAAAATACAACCGACGAATTCCATAAAATTTGGTATCCACTTCAATCTAATGTATCATTTCTTGGTCATGAATTAATGAAGAATCCTCTTGATTTGTGGATATATCAAGAGATAATTTATGAGTGTAAACCTGATCTTATTATTGAATGTGGCACTTTTAAAGGTGGAAGTGCATTATTTTTAGCTTCGATTTGTGATTTATTGCATCATGGACGTGTTCTTACAATAGATGTTGCACAAAATCCAACTTCTCCTATCCATAATAGAATAGATTATGCAATAGGTTCAAGTTTAAGTGATGAAATTATACATCTTGTTGATGCGATGTCGCAAACATGTAAAAAAGTCATGGTTATTCTTGATTCATTACATACTAAAGAACACGTTTTGGATGAATTGAATTTGTACTCGAATTTTGTGACAAAAGGACAATATCTTATTGTTGAAGATAGTAATATACATGGACATCCGACGAGAGAAGATCTGCCGCCTGGACCATACGAAGCGATAATTGAATTCATGTCGGATGAAGAAAATAGTAGAAATTTTCTTATAGATAAAATGTGCGAAAAGTTTCTTTTTACGTTTAATCCTCAAGGTTACTTACGCAGAATGCGTTAAGTGCTGAATTAAAGAAAAGGAGGATTAAACTATGAGTATAAATAAAGGTGGATATCCATCATTCACGAATTTGCTTTTTGCAATTCCTCTTTCTGGACGTTTTCTACCACCAGAAATAATGTTCGCTTTTCACTCTATGGCGATGCCAATGAATTATAATAATATAATTCAAACAGTGAAAGGTATGCCCGTAGCAGATGCTAGAGAACAGTTTGCGGATGCAGCGTTAAAAAATAATTGTAAATATATATATTTTTGGGATGAAGATGTAGCATGTCCTCCACAAACGATTCCAGAATTAATATATAAGATGGAACAGGATTCTTCAATCGCCGTATGCGGCGGAGTATATTGTTTAAAAAGAGATCCTTCTGAACCTCTTATATTTATGGGAAATGGTAATGGTCCGTATTGGAATTGGAAAGCTGGAGATTTCTTCGAGTGTAGTGGTATAGGAATGGGATGTACAATCGTAAGAGTAGAAGCGTTAAAAGATTTAAAACGTCCTTTCTTTAAGACAGTCTACGATTATAGTAAAATGTTAGATTTCGGTATCCCGGCGCTTGAATCTTGGACGGAAGATTTATGGTTCTGTAAACGTATTTCCGACACGAAGAAATGGAAAGTTTACGTAGATACAAGTATTTTGTGTTTACATTATGATCTTAATTCCGGAAGAGCATTTTCTCTTCCGCCGGATTCGAAGCCTTTTCAACATATATCTATACCAAAAGGTTCTAAAAAGATCCTAGATATAGGTTCAATGCTGTGTGAGAATGGATATTATCAAACTTCCGAATGCGCGAATACTATAAAAGTGGATTATGATTCGAAAGAAGCATTTGCGTCTGATTACAAGTGTGATTTAACTAAACTTCCTTTTGGAAATGACGAGTTTGATGTTGTATTTTCTCCAGCGTTAGAATATTTTAAGCCAATAAAAACCGAAAGTGTTTTAAAAGAGTGGAAAAGAGTTCTAAAACCTGGCGGCGAACTTCGACTTGTCGTAGAAAATTTAGAAACGATTATATTTGCGATTTCGTTTAAGGAAGAAACAGATATTTCTAGACTTTTTTACGGCAATACAAATAAAGTACGTTCCAATGGTTTTACTAAAGATTCTCTTAAACTTCTTTTGGAATTAGCGGACTTTCCGCGGGAAAACATAGAATTCGTTCCGTCTGACGTAAATCATATCGGTATAAGAGCAAAGAAGTAAATATAACATAAAAATATGTCCTTTCTTTATAAACGCTCTGCAACAATAGATCATACAAAATGTGCTGCGACAGCACAGAATGGCTTTCCTGTTTGTATAGTTGCAACGTTTGCACAAGCACATTTAAGAGCAGATGCATTTGACTTTTATGTTTATAGCGATGAAAGTTTAACAACACGAATTCCAGCGGAACGTGAATATTATAATAGCGCTACAGGGGTTTGGATCGGTTGGATTAAAGTAGATTTACCCGCATCAAATGGTTCTGACATAATAATATGGTTTGGTTATGGCGATGATACCATAGAAACCGATCCAAACTCCGACGCAACTTATGGTGCAACAAGTGTATGGGATGCGAATTTTAAAGGTGTATATCATTTTCCAAATGGAACAACGTTAAATTGTGAAGATTCTACTAGTAATAACAATGATGGTGCTAAAGGTGGTGGTAATCTTCCTACAGCAACAGCAGGAATAATTGATGGAGCGACTTCAGTCGCTTCACAATATTCAAGAATAACATTTGCATCAGTTCTTGCAGTTACCGCGGCAAGTTTTTGGTTATATCCTAATGGTATAAATTATAGAACTGTTTTATTTAGGGTTGCAACTAGTCATAGATTAGGATATGATGCTGGACCATGGCGAATCTATGATGGTTCGGCGCGTATTTTTACTACTGCACCATCGTTACAACAATGGCATCATTATGCTATTATTCATGATGGTACAAATTATGAGTTATATAAAGATGGTGTTTATGTTGAAGAAGTTGCTTCCGGTGTGATTTCGATAGATTCCGTTGGACGTAATTCTGGTGAATATGGCGCACTACAAGGAAAAATAGATGAACTACGATTTTCCGATACAGCACGTTCGGCAGATTGGATATCCGCCGAGTATAAAAATCAATCGGATCAAACTATAGGTGCCGGACATTTCTGGTCATCGATATCAGATGAAGAATCAAGCGGTCCAACGATTATAACTTGTACAGTTAATGACAACGTAAGTGTTTTATATAACGATCTTTTTAAACTTAGTCGTGCAGAGTGTTTTAGTATAAGTGATGTATATGATATAAGTACGAACGAAAGTTTAAAAATATTACAAGCGTTACGTTATTATTATTCAATTTTAGATATTTATGAGATAAGTGAAATATTTGATGTATTAAGCAGATTTTGCATCAATAGTATTATTGATACAAGTACAACTTTCGAAGAATACGTTGTTACAAATCCGATAGTATATAGAATAGAACTTGCAGTTGTTGAAGGATTAAATTATAATGAAATCGTTACTTTTCTTGATAAAATTTTAATCTTTGATGTTGCTGATGATTTAAATATCCTTAATGATAACGTTAATACTACTGCGTTAGTTCAAGCAGCTATTAATGATGTCTATAACATAATATTATCGGATGATATAAGAACGTCTATACGTCAAAATTCTATTATAAGTGATAATGTATTCGATGAAGTTCTTGATATTGTTAGTATAAACTCGCCATTAAATATACGAAATGTAGCGGATGATTATTCGTTAATTTTAGATAATGTGTTAGCTGTTGGTGGAATTGCAATAATAAATACGGATATTTATGACTCTTTAGTCGATGCGATAAATGTAATCGATAAATATCTTGCCTTTATCAGCGTAGATATCTACAGTAACTTATTACATGATATAGTATTTAAACATAAACCGCCACCAGTCTATACCGATTTAATTTTGGAAGATTCGATATTGAATCCAATAACTTTAGCGAATAATCATTCTGATATTTTACGTATTATTACTAATCCAAACATCTTCTTAACAACATATAACGAAGCTAAAGCAGCGTAATTTAACTTAAATAAACATATGAATTATACTAAAGGTCAATTAGTACATTGTAGCGCTGAATTTAAAGCTTACATTAATAGTGTATTAACACTAATTGATCCGGACGTTGTATATTTTAAGTTTAAGAGACCGGGCGCAAATACGATAACATACACATACGGTGTAGATGTTCAATTAGTGAAAAGCGCAGTTGGAAAATATTACGTCGATCTTGATACGTCTTTATACGCGGGAACATGGTATTATAAATTTTATTCTACCGGAGCTTACCAAGCGGCGCAGCAAGATGAGTTTATTGTAGAAGTTGATAAAGTCTAACGCATTAAAAGATAAAAATTATGGCAACTGATATAAATACAGCACCAAATAAAGTATCTGATCTTACGCAGACATTATCTGATAATGGTGTAACTTCGACATTTTCACAATCTGCATTAATGCCTTTACCCATGAAACCACCAGAAGCGCAGCTTGATCGTAGTTTGCCAGATTTTTCTGAATACGGGAAGACGGGTATACGACGTTTTACTGGTCGTGTATATGAAGAATTTCTTACTTCTCTTCGTGGATTGCAAGGAATTCGAATATATCGAGAAATGGCTGATAACGATGATGTAGTAGGTGCTTCTCTTTACGCTATGGAACGTATAGCAGCACAAACTTCTTGGATAGTAGAACCGTATGATTCTTCCAATGAATGTAAAAGAGACGCGGAATTTCTTGAAGAATGTAGATCTGATATGGAACATTCATGGTCAGATTTCATTCTTGAAGCAAATTCGTGTCTTACTTACGGTTGGAGTTTATTAGAAGAAGTGTATAAACTCCGTAAGGGAGATAACGTAGATAAGAGAATTAATAGTAAATATAATGATGGTTTAGTTGGGTGGAGAAAATTTTCCAGACGTATGCAATCTACTCTTTACGTGTGGGATTTTGAAGATAATGGCGATGTCCGCGGAATGATACAGAATCCTCCACCCGAATATATATTTCGTTACGTTCCTATGGATAAAGCGCTCCATTTTCGTACTAAAATTGAAGGTAACAATCCCGAAGGTAGATCGATTTTAAGAAATGCATATAAAGCGTATTATTTCAAAAAAAGTATACAGATCCTTGAAGCAATCGGCGTAGAGCGTGATCTTGTCGGAATTCCTGTACTACAGCCTCCGGAAGCTTGGGATATTACAGCGCCAACAAATAAGTCATTATTAGAATTTGCGCGTAAGCTATTAGCAAATTTAAGACGAGACGAACAAGAAGGTGTATTTCTTCCGCCGGGATGGGTTCTTACTTTATTATCTATTGGTAATAGTCGTAAACAATTCGACGTTGACAAAATCATTAATAGATATGATAAACGAATCGCAATCACGATGTTAGCCCAATTTATTATGTTAGGCATGGATCGTGTAGGATCTTTTGCATTAAGTAAAAATCAAGGCGATTTATTTAACATCGCTGTTCAATCCTATATTAATAGAATGGCGGATACTATAAATAAAGATGCGATTCCACGTTTATTCAGACTTAATCCTACATTAGGCCGCGGTAATAAATTACCTAAAATTATTCCATCAAACGTAGCAGCACCTAATCTTACAGAACTTGCAGCATATATCAACGCTCTTGCAAAAGCACAAGTTCTTCCAACAGATAACGAAACATTAGTGTCTGCGTTAGTAAGACTTGGTGGTTTTTATACTGGAAATGAAGCGAAGATTGGTGATTTATTTACAAATACGATTGAAGATAAAGGTAAATATATAGGAAGTAATAAAGTCACGAAACCCGCGGAAGTCGCCGATGTGAAAGTCAACGATAATAGTAATAAAGATGTTGAATCGCAATCTAAGTTAACGTAATTAACGTAATTAACGTAATTAACGTAATTAAACGAATTAAATTAAATTTAGGATTAAAATCATGGCCGATCCTATCAATGTAAGTGATGTTTCTGATGGATTATCATTTAGTGATGTTATAAATGATATGGCTCCTATTTTTGCTACCAGTATCTTAGATGCTTCTTCTACCCTAAGCGATATATTAAATGGTAGAACACCAATTCGTGGAAGTGGTCTTACAGATAATCTATCGTTATCATTATATAATGATATATTAAATGATAAGATGCTTATTCGTATTAGTAATATCGTAGATATACCAATATTTAATGATATATTAAACAGTAAAATGCCTGTTTTCGCGGGCAATCTATTAGACAATTTAGGTGCAACATCTTTAACAGATGCATTAAAAGTTAGAGCTTCTATTTTAGCGGATGACGCTGTAGATAATATGTCATTATCATTATATAATGATATATTAAATTACATAGTACCTATTCCAGTGAACACTATTTTAGATCTTTTAACCATAAACGATGTATTAAATGGTCGTTTACCTTATCGCTTAAACACTATAATAGACGATATGGGACTTATTTTTCTAATCTCCGATACAGGAAGACTTCCCATTTTCGTTAATGATATTATTGATATCATATCACTCACTGATTTAGTAAGCAAAGAAAGACTAAAACGTATGGCGACACGATATGTATCAGAAAACAAAAGTAAGATTATGGTAGGTTGGGGTCAATTTGTTGATCAAACATCCACCAATGATTATGTGGATATAGGTATTCTTGATGTATCATTTTTTAGAACTAAAACTTTTATTTTCACTGCGGCAGTAAATAATTTACTTGTTAAAGTTCTTGGTTCTATTGATGGTGGATTAACTTATGATCAAACTGTAGAAACCGATATAAGTGTTACAACAACCGCTGCGGTTACAAAGACGTTTGGGATTCCTTTAACGCATATTAAAATACAAGTAAAATCGGCTTCTGCGGGAAGTGTAGGCGTACTATCCACAAAACATTTTCAGACATGGGCTGAAACTTACGCGATGTAAGATGTAATTTTACACTACGTTATATTATGTTACGTTATGAAATTTAAGGAATATGAAATCATGAAGAAAAAAACTCTCTTCTCAAAATTAACGTTATCGTTGTCGTTGTTATTGTTATTTACATTCAGTATTACGTATTTAATCTTTGAAACGCGTACTACTCCAACTATTGTCACAGACAAACCAGTAATTGCGATTACAAAAGCAGAAGCGTATAGTGCAACGTCTAATACAACTGGAATGCATGAAGCAAACGTTCAAGTTGTATTTGGTACTATCGCCGGTACGTACACCGGATGTAGTATGCAAGCGTATACTACAGTTGATGGATTAAATTATCTTACTTTTGGTAGCGCACAATCTCTTACTGTAACAACAGGAGCAATAAATACTTGGACACTTGTAGAAACTGCTCCTTCAACTGCTGTATCTTCGACTGCTGCGGCGGGATTCGGTGTATATACTAAATATAAATTCTCCTGTTCCTCCGCATACGGCACGAATGCACCAGCAACGATTAATGTAATATATTATCCAACAGGTATATCCGCTCAAAGTTTGGACCCTTCTGCAAACCCTACGTTTGCTGGTTTAACCATACCGAGTTTAACCAGCACTTTGATAAAAACGAATTCAAATGGTACATTTGGTAGTTCAACAAGTGGCGTAGATTATGAGACTCCTTTAACGTTTAGTTCACCTTTAACAAGAGCAACGAATAATAATGTTACTGTAGAAACAGCTATCAATTGGATTGTAACAAATTAACTGTAGGGCATAAAAATTTATGTTAACTTTAAAAAAGTTTCTTTCTATTTTTAATGATAATGATAATGATAATGATAATGAAGAAGAATATGGTATACTTACTAAAGTATACTCTTCAATTTCCGATCTCCCACCTTCCGTAAAGAAATTAGAAGAGAAAAAACAACGTCAATTTATGCATGTATGGAATTCTGCATATAATAAATCGAAAGATGAAACGTCAGCATTCAAACAAGCTTGGGGTGTAGTAAATAAGATTGATAAAAGTGAACCCACACCTTCCGATTTACATGTAGATTCTTTCTTATTAAGTGAAGAAGATAAAAAGAAGATGAAAGAAATGAAAACAGAAGATACTCCGGTTGAAAAATTCGTTGAAATAAAAAAGAACACTTTAAAAGAAGGTCTCGTATATGGTATAGTATACGAACCTATGATAAAAGATGCTCATGGCGATTGGTCTACAAAAGAAGAAATACAAAAAATGGCGCATGATTTTCTTCCTTCCGCCTTACGAAACGGTCCCTGGACTGATAAAGATCACAGCAAAGATGGTTTAAGCGATATGGATGTTGAAATTGTTGAAAGTTATATAGCACCTGTAGATTTTGAATTAGAAAGTGAACATATATATAAAGGTTCTTGGGTTCTTGTATCAAAGGTAAATTCTGAAGAATTAAAAAGCGCTATTGAAAAAGGTGAAACCACAGGGTATAGTATTTTTGGTAAAGGTAGAAAAATAGATATTGATTTACCAAAGGTTTAAATTTGTATTTGAATTTATTTAATATATAAGAAAAAAAAAGGAAAAGGAAAAAAGCATATGGCTTTCCTTACGGATATAAAAGTTGATCGTGTTTCCTTTGTACGTAAAGCAGCAAATAAAAGAACATTTGTATTACTTAAGTCTGCTGATTCTATTATTAACAAAAAAGAAAAAAAAGAAGAAGAAGAGGTATATAAGCCAATGAGAAAAGAAGTCAAAGATGTGCTTCTCAAAACTCTAAAAGTTGAAGAGAATATTACAAAGTCATCCGCGGATATTGTGGATATATTGAAAGCGGATGTTGAATTAAAATTAAGCGAAACGGAAATCGTCGAACTAAACGATTACGTTGATGTTGCAAAAGCTGGCTTTCCTTTCATTTCACCTGAAGATAAAAAGAAAAAAGCAGAGGAAGAAGCGGCTAAACTAAAATTGAAGAAAGAGGATGAAGAAAAAATGACGAAATCCCAAGAAGATCTTGTAAAAGAAATTTCTTCCCTGAAGAAATCCCTTGATGAAATTACAAAGGCAACCGAAAAACGCGATATTCTTTCGTTTTTGCAAAAAGAATGTGCATTTCTTCCGGAAGATATCGAGAAAACTGCGGATATTATTTTGAGTTTGCCCACTTCCGCGGCAACCGCGTATAAAGAGACTTTGAAAAAAGCATCCGCTGCTGTAGAACATTCTACACTTCTTAAAGAAATTGGAAATTCCACCGACGAAATTCTTAAATCCGAATCTCAAGTGGATGGGTTTGATCTTATCAAAAAGTTTTCGACTTCCCTTGAAACTATCAAAAAATCTGCGGAAGGAAAACCAGTTTCTTCGGAAACTATCGTAAACTTAATGAAGAGTTTTGGCCCTCAGTATAATGATTATCGTGTTGCTCATATTCTTCGAGCAAAACGTGAGGCTATTTAATAGCATATTTTAAAACATATTCGAGAACACACATTAAAACGTAATTTAAAATAGGAGTATAAGAAGATGGCTCTTGAACAGGTAGTATGTAAAATAGGTCTTAAAGCACTTGCAGATTTGTCTGCGAAACAATTCTACGCCTTGCAACTTGTTTCTGGTACAGATTATGGTTGCACTTTGGCTACAGCCGCAACGTATAAACCGGGTGGTGTATTGCAGAATAAACCAACTCTCAACAAAGCCGCAGATAGTATGTTTGTTGGTATAACAAAGGCTGTTGCAGGTGGCACTATACATGTCGGTGATAGAGTAGCATCACACACCGATGGTACATTTGTAGTGACTGTTACAGCAAAAGACTTTACTTGGGGAATTAGTTTAACTGAGGCTTCCGCCGGAGATGTATTCTCATTTTTTGTGAATATTGGTGGCGGAAGAGATAGTGGAAACTAGTTTATTGATTGATTAGGTTAATATTTTTAAAACAGTATAAATTTAATTTAATTTAATAGGAGATTTTTAAAATGCCTCAGCCAACTCAAGGCGATCTGCATGTAGATGTACTTTTGACGATGCTTAGTATAGCATACATGAATGAACCTGACGCGTTTATTGCAGACGACGCTTTTTCTGTAATACCCGTCGCAAAACAATCTAATAAACTTGCAAAATACACCAAGGAATTTTGGTTCCGTGATGAAGCAAAACTTCGTGCTCCTGGAGAAGAAGCAAAGGGCTCCGGATATGGTGTAGATACTTCTGATACATATTTCGCGGATAATTATGCTTTTAAAGATGATATCCCCGATGAAACACGCGAAAACTACGATCAACCATTTGATCCAGATAATGATTCCGTTCTTCTTGTAACAGAGAAATTAAAGTTAAGACGTGAAGTAAGTTTCGCTACAGATTTCTTTACTACAGGAGTTTGGGTTGCTACTGGTTCTGATACAGATTTTTCTGCGACTTCCACAACTCAATGGTCAGATTATGCAAATTCTGATCCTATTGGTGATGTGGAAAGCGGCAGAGAAGCAATATATACTGGAACTGGAAAAGACCCCAATAAACTTATTATTGGAAGGGGAGTTTGGGCGAAGTTGAAACATCATCCGGATCTTATTGAGAGAATTAAATATACGCAAAAGGCTATTCTTACCGTCGATTTGGTAGCATCTCTTCTTGAAATACCACGTTTGATGATAGGAAAAGCCCTCTATAATAGTACAGCTGAGGCTGCTGCTACTCAAACTTATGGTTATATTTTTGGGAAACATGGTCTTTTAATGTATACACCAGATCGTCCGGGACTTCGTACTCCTTCCGCAGGGTATACTTTCCATTGGAGTAAATTTGGTGGAATTTCTTACATCCGACGCCTTCGTGATGAAAAAGGACAATACGACAGAATCGAAGGGCATACTTTCTACGATCAGAAAGCAGTAGCAACTGATTGTGGATATTTCATGAAGAATCTTTGTTAATTTTTTATATATAATAATAGGAGAACAAAAGTCATGGCAGACTCTACATTTAAGGTTTACGCTCGTATTCCTTTCGGTTATAACAGTAAATTTCGTGACAGGGGAGAAGTTTTTACTTTAATTAACGCAAGAAATGATGAGAAATTGCGTACATTAAGGTATATTCTCCCCTTTAGCGAAAAAGAACATAAGGAAATATTGTGTGATGGTTGTGGTCGTAAATTTATTGCATCTTCTTTTTTTGAAGCACACAAGAAAAAAAGATCTTGTGATGATGATTCACAAGTTCCTACAAAGTTAGAAACCGCAGAACTTGTAGGTGCAGACCCTGATAAGTTTAGTATGAGTGATGATAATGTTAAACAGACTGCGACCGACCTTTCAAACGCGATTTAATTTCTAAATATAGAGGTAAATACATATGTATACAGAAATTGTCTCGTTTGATGATGGTATAAGAAGACTTAGAGAAAACGTCGATCCAGAGAATATTTATTTCACGGATAAAGACTTCAAACATATATTAACGACTTGTAGTATGATGATTGATCGTGCGGCAGTAAAATGTTTACTTGGGCTTCAACAGAAGTTAAAGGATAAAAAAGATGTCTCTAAACTCGTTGAAGTACGAAATCTACTTAATAGATACGAAGCTGGTTTAATGGAAATATAACTTAAATTAACTTAATTTATATTTCATATAAACAGAAGAGAAAAAAAAGATGAGCTTTTCATATACTTGCCGTCCGGCGGATAATAAACTCGATGAGATGCGTTTCTTACTTTCAGATAATAATGAAGAAACGCATCTCATCGAGAATGAAGAATTACAATATTTAATGTTAAAGTTTGGTGATGGTATTGACGTAAATAATGTTAATATGAATGCGGCTTGTGCTGCTGCTTGTGACATTATGGCATCCACATGGGCGAAGAAACAGACAACACGAACGTCCAATTATAACAGTGAGATGGATAACGTATTTAATAAGTTGATTGCCCGCGGAAAGATGTTCCGTCAAAATAGTGTAACATCAGAACATTTCGTAGTACCATCAATCTCTGTAACCGATAAACAGACTAACGTAGACGATACTGATGCTGTAGATCCATCGTTTAGACGTAATTTGTTTGATAATCCACAAGCGCCTTCTGACCCATATGATGAAGCAACAACTTTAACATAACGTGAAAATTATGGTTGAGACTGACACCAAATACGCTAATCGTTTTGTACGAAAACGTGCACTAAAAACTATAAAAGAAATTTTAGATGGTCAAACTATACGCTATGGTTGGTCCGTCGATAATAACGACGAGGGTAACGGAAGTATACTTAAAGCTGTAAATAAAATAATTGATGGGAATAATATAAGTGCAAAACAACTCCCTATAATATCAATATTACCCGCTCCTCATTCTATTAAAATAGGGCTTCTTGGAACAATGCGGGATTCAACGTATAGAATAGCAATACAAGGATTTGTAGCAAAACATTCCAATGATGAAGAATTAATAGATGCAGCAGAGGATGTAATTGAAGTTATCACCGATGTATTAGTGCAGGAAGAAAATGTACAAAAAATGTTTTCTGCATACTTCTCTATTGTAGAAATTGGTCCAGTTCTTGATGAACAATATGATGAACTCGGTAATATAGCGTATATAAGTGTTCCGCTAACTATACAATTCGTCGAGTAAAATAAGATAAAATCATGGCCGAAAAATTTAATTTTTCTTCTTTAAATCTCTCATCATCCAACTTATATTCATCTACAGAAGTAATAAAACCAGCTTTAAAACTAGTTGTTCCAATATGGTTAGATTATACAGCAAAACAAATTATAGAATCTGCTAAAAATTATGCTTCTTCATTTGGTTCAGCGAATAGAAAGTTTTGGTATGATAAAAGTTCTTTTGGTACAACGTTTACGTGTAATATATTTTGTAACGGTCCATATGTAGAAGCAACTGCGTGGGATTTGGAATTTAGTGTTCCTCCAGGTGGTTTCAAATATGGTGATATAGATCCTTTAACCGGAGAACAGTTTCCTGGTGGTATAAGTAAACAAGGACCTTATATATCTTTAGTAGATAAACCTGAGGTTGAAGGTGAACGTGTTAAGAGTGTTGCTAGAACTTATAATAAATATTCTGGACGTATTATAAAAAAAGCAGGTTTCTTCTCACAAGCAATCCGTAAAAATATAGGCTCCGGAGTAATACTTAGTGATATTGGAAGAGATAATCTTCAATCCTTAGGTTATTTACTCGGAAGAGAAATTTGCCAAAATATGTCACACGTTATAAAAAGAGAGATTGAAGGATTAGGTTTAGGTTATATTGTGTATGTTGGTCCGGTTCAAACCGCGACAATCGAAACATAAAACAAAAGAAGAAAAACTATGCCAATAACAATTGTACGAAAAAAGAATAACGGTATTTCTTACATAAGAAACGCGATGTTTTGTAAGGAATTCCCGCCGGAAGAGTTTGAATTTACAATTCCATCACTTTCTTGGATGGTATATTTATGTAATGATTTTGACTTAATTGAGGCAACCGATGAAAATGGAAATATATTAGATTTAACTAATATTAAATGTTGCTGCGGCAGTTACGCAAAATTTAATGTAAAACCAAAAGATAAGATTAACGCTGATAAAATTATGGATGATTTAGAAAATCCAGTAAAAGGAAAATAAAAAGGAATAGGAGTATAAACTAAAATGACTATAGCACGACGTCCACAATGCACACGCTTATACGCTTCGTATTATATAGAAACCTCTTATGGCGTAGCGTTTAATGATTCAGCAATCACCAAATTATTCGCACCAAATGATCCTGTTATTTTCGATATCCCTCAAACACGTGAAGATGATGCTGATATTATAAAAGGATATGAATTCCCTTATGACGAAACCGCAGATGTTATAGTAGCACAGGATGTATCTGCACCGATAACATTCCGTGGTTATCTTAATATATTAGGCTGGATGTTTTCTCTTATTACAGGAACAGATACTGTTGTGAATTCTGCTCCAACTTACACACATACATTTAAAATACAGGATGCGTGTGTAAACGATCAACCACCTTCAACAAATGTTATAACTGAATTTACTAACGACACCGCATCGTATTATAAATTTAAAGGGGTTTGTTTAGGGGAATTAAAAATAACCATAGATAAACCTGGAGTTGCAACTGTTACAGGTACTTTAGTAGGTGATGGTACTGTTACTCCCGATAACACATATTCTGGTATTACTACATTAACAAATGCCGATGTAGTTGCTGGTGTTGATGTAGGTAGCGCATTCGGTGGAGATTTTAAACAAGGCCCATACGGTGGATCTTTAGTATCATATAAATCTCTATTTATGGGTGCAGATTTCACCATCAATAACGGACTTGATGTTGCTGATGGTCGTTTGAATTTCGCCGCAAATGCAAAGTATCTTGGAAGTTTAAGATTTAATAAACGCGTTGTCACACTAAACGTTAAAGTACAAGGACATCAAGGTGATTTATTTTGGGTTGCTTTCCTTGCAAAAACTAAACTCGATGTTCAACTTACAGCAGCGCCTAGTGCAACGAGAAGTTTAGATATACGTATACAAAAGTGTACAATTGCTTCGATTAAACAATCCTTTAACGGAATAAGAGACCAAAACGAAATAACTTACAAAGCGTATTACGAAAGTACCGGAAGTATAAATTCACCTTGGGTTGTCACTATACTTAATGGTGATGCGGCGTATCTTTTACCGATTACGCCGGGGATGTAAATGTAATTAAAACATTATCCGCGGGTATTCGAATATATATTAAAATACCCGCGGATAGTATTATAACACTTAACGGCAGAAGTATCAATATAGCATTAAAGAAAAAGGAGAACAAGACACCATGGGATTTAAAGTAAACAAAGCAGTGGCAGCAGAAAAAACTGAAGAAATCACCATACCTTTAAATGTAAACATAATGTATGAAGATGACACAATTGTAGAAGGCGCTGAAAAACCCACGTCTCTTGAAGTTTATCATGTAATGAGAATTCCTACAACATTTGAACGTGAAAAACAGCAACAGATGCTTATAAAGATACGTGGTCAAAACATTAAAGCTACAGGTTCTTCTGAAGCTTGGTTTTGGTTGTGGAAACAATGTATGTTACGTTTAGAAGGATATGATGAACTTCCTGCGGAACGTGGTCTTATAATAAAAATATTTGAAGAGTCTACTTTACTTCATATTCATGCTGAGAATGCCGCCGTAGCTTTACTTAATCACATAAACGCATCGGAGGGCGAAATAACAAAAAAATAAGAGCGATCTTTCGTGCAATTATATGGAATATGGATGATCGCGATCCAATGGAAGGTGATGAATTAAGAGCAATATTTAATGGATTCACCGAGGATGAAATAGATGAATTACAAGAGCCGAGTAATATATTTCTCGATGAGGTATTAGAAAAGTTTGATTGTGCAGATTTGTTACCTCTCGTGAATAGAATTATTCGGCTTTCGTCTATTAAGGAGGTATTGGGATATATTCCATATAATATGATCCCATTTGATTATGAGGAACTTCAATATTTATTAATATATCACGAAGAACATAATAAAAAAATAGCACATGAAAGTTTTAAGATGAGACAACAGAGTAAGACGCAGCAGAGTAGTTTAGATAACGTTGAATTTTCGAAGAAGTAAAAAGGTTAAGAATATATTCCTGGGTAGTATATATGTCAATAAGTCAGACAGTTTTCATCAACATAGTCGTTAAAGGTTCTGGTACAGTCAACGCCAATGCGATAGCTAAACCTTTACAGGAAGTTCAAGTTGCAGCTTCCTCTGCTACACAGAATATAAATGGATTTTCTCGTTCATTATCCACTTTAACTAACAGGACAACTGCTACTTCTGGTTTTATAAATTTCTTTGCACGAGAATTCAATACATTACTAAAAGCTGTAACATCAATGATTGGTGTTATGCTTGTATTTACTGCACTTATAGTTATACCAACGATGTTAGTAAAGGGATTTATATCATTATCCGAAGCTATAATTTCATCCGCAGATGCGGCGCAACAGCTACAAATAACATTCGCTGCGCTTATTGCATCTAATATGGATTTTGGTGGTAGTGTAACAGAGAATTTTAAAGCCGCACAGGGTTGGGCGAGACGTGTTTATTTAGATTTTGTATTGTTATCCACTGAAAGTTTAGCTACACCACACGAATTAGGCATAGCATATCAATCATTTCTTGCCGGTGCTGGTGCAGGAATGGTTAAAAATTTAGACGAGCAAGTTAAATTAACTGGACTTTTAGCGAATACAATATTAACACTAACAGGAAGAGTAAATGGTGTAGAAAAACAATTATTTACAGAAATGAATGCTTTACTTGAAGGTAGAGTCGCTGGAGGTACACAATTATCTCGATTTATACAAAGTCAAGTTGGAGACTTACATAAATGGCTTACGCAAATTCGTGCATCTAAAAATGGTTTAGAAGAATTCATGAAAGTTTTAGCACCATTTAGAGAAGCCGGTGAAGCGCAAGGGAAAACTTTTACAGGTCTTATTACAACAATAAAAGGTCTTGCAGAAGCGTTAAATCTCGCCGCGACACAACATGGTGCATTGAATTATATTTTAGGAATGTTAACAAAAATAAGAGATGTATTAACAACCACCGTAAAAGAACTTGTTAATGTCGGAGGAGATTTAGATAAATTAACTCCTGCATCGCGTAGTGCAGTGAATGCATTTTCTAATATAAGTGGTGCTGTTGAAGGTGTAAGTATATTTTTGCTTAAAGCCCTCGGTGCACTTGTTGATTTAGAAAATCCTGCTGAAACCATGGAGAAAATAACCTATAAGATAGCGATAGGCACTGCTACAATTGCGGCGTATCTTGAGGAAATATGGGATACATTAAAGGAAATAATAGGACCGTTAAAAATAGTCTTTAATACAATATGGGCGATCGGCGGGCTTCTTATTACTGCAATAGTATCTGCGGCATTATTAGTTGCTACATTGTATGGTTCTCCAGAAGAACGTAAGGCAGCATTAGATATAATAGAAAGAGATTATATTAATGCATTTAAAGAAATCGGAAATGCGGTATTAGATAAACCTTCAGATGTTTTTAATGAAAAGGTTAAACGTAATATTAAGATTGTTGAAGATGCAATAAAACGTGCACAAGAAAGTATAAGTAAGGGTTTTACTCCTGCAACTGGTGTGATTCCAAACGCAAAAGAGCGTCCAGAGATTTTAGAGGGACAACAATTAAGTGCGTATCAGAAATTAGAAAGTGAATTACGTATTATACAAAGTGATGGGAATGCATACGTTAAGATATTAGAACAGCAGAAGGAAAAAGCGATTCAATTAGAGAATACGTTTGCTAAATTTCCTAAGCATTTAGGTTCTGCACTCGCTTTAAATAATCAAATTACAAAAGCTCTCATAAGTCAAGAGAAAATAAAAGAACAACGTGCTGATGATGTAGAAACACAAAAGTTAATTAATCAGTATACTGTTCTTATAAATAGAAGTGATGAACTTGTTAAACTAGAAACAGATTATAACGAGCAAGTTGATGCGCTTATTTTAAAGTATAGACAACCTTATCAGAAACAAGCTTTAGAGATTCAACTTCATTTATTAAAGAAGATATACGATCAAAATAAATTAAATATAGAACAAGTTGAAGCCGACGAGCAACAAAAGGCTGTAGTTAAAAGATATGAAGATGAAGATAAATTAATTAAGAATATCCAAAATCAACTTAAAGGATTATATAACGAAGCAGTTGGCGGCGGGATATCCGTGGTTGAAGAAGCAGAGAATAAAATTAATTTAATTTTAGAAAAGATCACAGAAGATCTTTTGCAACTATCTCCAAGAATCGAGCCAATATTTAACCAAATAAAATCTCAACTCAATAGTACATTCTCTGCGATGCGAAACGCTGCTTCGTTTAAAGACTTAATAACATCAGCATCTATATTTGTTGATAGAATGAAAGATGCGTCTTCTTCTCTTGCAATAGCAAAAGAAAACTACGTAATGTTCGGTGGTTCAATTAAACAAATAAATAATGCATTGAGTGAATTAGCAAATACATTAAAAAATAATGAGCAGCTTCGAGAATTCTTACAAGCTGGTGTAACATCAGGCGCATTCCGCGGGAATGCCCTAAAAGACGTTGTAAAACAAATAAAAGATCTTGATGCTGCAATAAAAGTTGCAAAGAATGATATGAATTCGTTGAATTCCGCCTCGTCTAATTTAACGCTAGAATTAGATAGAATAGGACAATCTTTAAATAAATATCTAACAAAAGGTGGTAGTTTCTTTGGTGCATTAAAAGATATGGCGAAAGAAGCTATAGTAGTAATTGGCCAAGGAATGGCAAACGCCTTCTTAACACTATTTCAAGCCATAAAAAGTGGGTCTAATGTAATTGCAGAAATGAGTAAATTTGTTGGTGCATTATTAATACAAGTTGGTATGTTAGCTGTATCGCGCGCAACGGAAGCGTTATTAGCGGGATTGTTAGGATATCCTGTAAATGTTGCTGCGGCTATGAAAATGTTAGCTTTTGGTATAGGTACGATTGCCGCGGGTGTAGCAATGGGTGGTGGCGGTGGTTCTGCGGCTAGTGCTAGTGCAAGTGGTGGTACAAGTGCAACTGAAAAGAAACCTGAACCTGTATACATAAATAACAATAGTATAGCTACTCAACAGGGTATACAGCAAGCGTTAACACAAAATACTTTAGTAATGAATTCTTTAAACATAGAAATTTCTAGGTTAAGTAAAGAGGATGGAAATGTACTAGTTACTAATGCCGTAAAAGCTAATCCATCTGGTGTTCTTACACCTTTAGCAAATAAAGTACGTTCTTCATATGAATGGCAGAAGAAATTTGGTGCTGCGATGTCCGGGGTGAGTGTTTAACCTTATACAATATACAATATACAATATACAATATTAAATTAAAAAAATGACAACTCCAATTCTTCCATATATTCCATCGATGGGTATAAACCACACGTTAGTTAGACAATTTATACCTAATATGATGAAAGATGGTTATGTTATAGAGAATACCGCGGAATCCCATTATCCACATCCTGACGGAAATGGAACAATTAGTACATACCCTGGGCAGAATCGTTTCGCAATAGGATATAAGAAAACTCTCTACGGTGCAACAGCGTTAGCAAATCTTCTTTGGGATTTTTTTCTCACGCGTTTAGATAATATAAATGAGCCTTTTTTTTTCTACAATTGTCCAACCGAACGTTCTACTCCTGATTTAACAGGCGTTGATACAATAGGAAGATATTTCGTAAAACTTGAAGATCCAAATCAAGTATTGAATAGAGAATTATTTATGTATTGTCTCTATTCATACTCTTTTATATTTATAGAGAATAAAAACTTTAATGTTATAGATTATTTAGCGATAAGTCCACCGTGGAGTTATTGGAAGATGGATGAAGTTGGTACGGGAAATAGAGTTGATCAAAGTGGTTATACTAGAACTTTAGTTCCTACGATTGGTACTATAACCAATGCAGTCGGTAAAATAAGTAATTGTGCATATTTTCAGTGTAACGGAGCGAATTCGCCGGAATTTTCCTTCTCTTCTGCCCCGGATATATCAAATAATAAACCAATATTTGTATCCTTTTGGTTTAAGTGGGATCGTATAAACGCAGGTGCTGCAACGGCTCCAGTATTTTATACTGAATATGGTTTACGTATTAATGTTGTTGTAGCTACGGGAAGTTCTGTTGCTTCTATTACTGCGACCATGCCAAACTTATCTGTATCATTAAATGCCGTTATCGCGGAAGATACATGGTATCTTATTCAAGTATATTACGATGGAATGAAATTAGTCGCACAAATAAATAACTCAACCGCCACAGGATATTTATCTTATCTTGTAGGGGATTCGTTAGCGTTATCTACTCCAAGTGTATTATATATTGCGTCTTTTACTCCATCTAATATATTAGATATGTATGTCGATGAGTTAGGTGTATGGACTGATGTTGATGCAATATATATGATAAATCAAAAAAAGATCTTATATAATAGTGGAAGTGGATTAACTTATCCTATTGTTTTAGTTTAGTTTGATTTAATTTAGTTAAGTGAAGTTTAGGAAATACGATGTCGCAGAATTACTACGATAACGATAATAGTGTTGTTGGTGCATATAGTTTAGAAGCCGGCGACAATTTATTAGCTGATTCTAAATTAACTAATCATCTTACTAATTATGGTGGAGGTGTAGCTGACGAGGTAAACTATTATGAGAAATTAGCGAGTTATTTTTCTGAGAATAATAAATATCTCTATCGTAGTAATATTGATCTTTCATCCACATTTCCCGGAAAAGCAGGAACAGGAAGTCAAAGTTTTTCTGTAGCATTTCGTTTACGTTTAGACGAAGCTGGAGAAGGTGCTTATATATGTGGCGTACACGATTTTCATCAAATAAATATAGAAGGAGGTCCATGGTTTGCGCAGATACAACAAGGTGGTGATTTAATTATTAAAACGAGAAATGACGCTGGTGCATATAATTATATTGGACATTATAGCCTTACACTTCATAGATGGTATTGTATTGCGTTTAGTTATAATGCAGTAGCTAAACAATTTATATTAAGAGTTTATGATACAGTTCTTCAACAAGAATGGCTTTATGATCAAACTTATGCAAATCACTATTGGATTAATGATAGTACAGTACCTTTTTTTATCGGCGGATTACCTGGAGCACCATCGGGATCAGGAGAAGAATTTTATTGTGTAAGAGGACAAATAGATGAATTAATAGTATGGGATAGTGTAATAGATATTGCTACTTTTACAAAAGTATGTGCATTTCTGTATGATACTCGTTCATTTGAATATACTCCTTCTGATAATTTAGCCGCAAATTTAAGCGAAAATGTATCTACTTTTACTGGAATCTCCTTTCCTGTTTTACCATATGCCCCAGATTACCCCTTACAGCATCAAATAGTACGTGAACTTTTAAATAATGATCTTGGTGATGGATATTGTCAAACTCTCTCTTCAGAGAGTTTATTTACAAGAGCCGATGGAAAAGGTTCTGTTGCAGCACATTATGGATTAAATAAATTTAATCTTCAATTCCGTAAAAGACTCTCTGGATCAAATAATATAGCGAATAATTTATGGAAATTCTTCCGTGATCGTTTAACCGGCGGGAATATGCCATTTTATTTCTATAATCCCACCGAAGCGAATTTCTCTATTGATTTAACTGGACAAAGTACGACAGGACGATATCTTGTAAGGTTACAAAATCCAAATCAAATTTTAAATAGAGATTATTTTATTTATAGTTTATTCAATTTCGGAGGGATTGCTGTTATTGAAGATCGTAATGCATACTGGAATCGCTTTGCGTTGATAAGTGCAAAAATAAACGAAGCATTAACGTTTAGTGATATAATAACTACACCTTCTTCTGGTTTCACCTTTAATGTATCTGATTCTTTGTATTGGGATTATCAAGATATTATTAATCCTTTATACATGACATTAATTGAAAAAAGACCTTCTGATAATTATGGTGCTTTAAAGTTATTAGATAACGTTAATAAAATGTTTAGAGGAAAATATTTTATTAACGCGAGCGATAATTTAAGTTTAAATTATCAAGAATTATTTAATGTAAGTGTGGTAGGAAAACTTTTATACAATAACATTGAGGATATTTTAGATGATGTAATTGTTGATGTTGTTAATATTATATTGATGACTCCAATTCCAATAAGTCTTAACGATTCTTTAAACGTTATATATAATGATATTATAAATTATACACTAGTTGAAGCATTATTATATAATGCTGTTGATTCTCTTGCCGCGGAATATCAGGATATCATAAGTCATGTATTATCCGAAATATTATTACATACTTTAAATGACTCTTTTACTGATATCTATCAAGATTCTCTTAATTCCATAACGTTGGGAATATTATCTTATAATACATTAAATGATTCATTTGACTCAATTTTTGACGAGTATATTTATAGAGGAGAAATATATACTGTATTTTCCGACGCTTTAGTTTATTCTGACGCTATAAATATAGAGAAAGTTGATATATTAATGTATAATACATTAATTGATTCTTTAAGCTATCTCGATACTTTAAATAAATCACTTCCTTCACGCTTATCATATAATAATTTAAGCGATTCTTTCTCTTCTATATATAATGAAACTATACGACAGTGGGACGGTTCTTATAATGATACTTTTGTTGGCGTGAATAATGATATCCCAAATCCAGTTAGATGGACTATAACCGCAGGAACACCCACTATACAGAGTAATGCATTACAATTAGTTGTTGCAAGTGGTGCTCCTGCGGCACAAGATAAAGTTACAAGTAACGCCACGGTTACGGATGATTTTGATATACAAGTAGACTTTAGTATAGTTTCCGGTGGTGCAGCAGCATGGGCGGTAGATGTTGGTGCTATTATAGATGCTACACACGGTATGGTTGTAGGTGCACAAGGTGGTGATACTAATGTATATAGACAAGGTTATATAAACGGTGGAAGTTGGACTTGGGCTACAACTGCAAGAACTGGTACTACAGGAAAATTAAGAATAACAAGAGTAACTTCAACATTCCATGTATATTTCTGGAATGGTGCATCATGGACAGAAATAGGATCAGGACAATCTTTAGGTACAGGAAATGTAACAGTTTTCTTACACGCTGACCATTGGAATACCTATCCAGCATTTACGTGGAAGGCACAGAATTTTAAATTTAATGTTGGACCGTAAAAATATCGTAAAATATCGTAAAAATATCGTAAAAATATCGTAAATAAGAGTTGAAATAAAATGCCTCGAAACATAACCGCAGCAATTGAAAATTTATCCGCAGAAGATGTACTTTCTGTTGTAGATTTAGTTAAAGTGGTATTTCCTGCGCCTATTGGTACAGTGTATTGGAGTAAATCTTCTTTTACTTATGAAAGTAATACGTATACGCCTAGAATTTTAGAAGTAGGATCTTGGAGAAGATCGATGTCCGCGGAAACAACCGATCTTACTTTAACATTAAGTAACGCTGATGGTGAGATTACAAGAATTTGGAATTCCTGTGAAGTAGAATTTGCTCAAATCTCTTTAATACGATTTTATCCTACACTAAATGATGCTATAGATCCATTATGGATAGGTTGGGGTGGAACATTAAAATTAGACGAAGAAACTGCTGAATGGAGTATACATTTCGGATTCCGTGGAATGTCACAAAAGGCTGTAAGACGTATTAGTACATCCTGTTGGAAGATATTCAACGATGGTATATATTGTCCTTATTCTCCAACTTACGGCGGAAATGGTGATTGGGAAACAGGTTTATGCGATAAGTTATCTACTGCAATAATTTCTACAGTTGCAAATACAATATATTTAGTTTCAACCGATCGTTATAAAGCGAATGATCTTATTAAAATTGATGATGAGATTATGAAAATTTCATCTGTAACGAACAGTACAACTCTAGTTGTATATAGAGGATATAACTCAACGATTGCTTCTACGCATCTTATTGATACTTTAGTTAAGCATTATTCTTGTTCTAAAACAAAACAGGCTTGTGACCGTCGTGGTATGCGCGGGCCTACCGACATGAATCCTATAACGTGGTATAACGGTTATAGATATTTCGGTGGTTGGTATGATGTAATGTCACCAAACGTATTTATATATGGAGTGAAGCAAACGGGAACACGAATACCTAAATTAGGTGGTACACGAGGAAATTGGGTATTAAGTTCACAAGATATGGTGATTCCGATAGTATATGGAAATTATCGTATGGCAGATATTCCCGCGGTATGGTCTATTGCCGCAGAACAATTTATATGGGGTTTATTTATAGTATGTGAAGGCACAGTATCAGCAGTTGCTGTTAATACAATTAAAATGAATGATTGTGATCCAGCGGGATTTGGAGCTTTTCCAGATGATTCTGTAGGTATATGGTGGGGAGATATAGGACAAAGAAGGGAGTTCTTAGCTCATCATGGTATATATATAGATTCATATGTTGGTAACCCATATCTTATGGGAACTTCTACAGGAGATGGTCCCTCGTTAAGTGATGTTTTAGCATTATATGTTAGAATACAAGGACAAGATCCTCATGATGATGCTAGTAGACATTCACAGCCTACATTAGATATACATTTACAGGAAGAAGCGTACAAACTATTCAGGGACGTATTAATAGTGATACAACTTTAGTTACTGGATTACCTAACCCTATAGAAGCCGCTATAGATTTTTGTGCGAATGGTAAATTTGGACCACGCACTAATATAAGTAAGGTAAATTTAACGAAAGCACTTATTGAAAGTGCATATTGTGATGCTTTAGTTACAAGTACAGATGAGAACGTTACCGCTGGAACACAAGTATCACGTTATAAATTTAATGGTGCTATAAGTGATGACAAAAATAGTGAGGCTATTCTTGCCGCAATCCTAGAGAATTGTAATGGATATTATATACAGAATGATGGTTTGATTGAATTTAGGATAAGAAAAGCAGAAGATCTCTCTTTGATTGATGAAATGAAATGGTTGATGGATTATGGAATAGACAGAAATATATTAAGAGATAGAAATACAGGAAAATCTACATTAAATGTAGAAGTAACTGATGGACTTGATGGTTACATTAATAATGTAGTAGTATCATTTGCCGATGTTACTACTAATTGGCAGCAAAATACCGTTACCGTGTATGATGATGAAAAACAACTTCTTGCCGCGGAAGTTGCGAATAGTGATTTTACACGTTCAATCAATTCTAAAGATCTCACTCTTATTGGTACAACTTCTCTTGATCAAGCACAACGTTTAGGAGCATTACATTTAAGAGAAGAGTATCTTAAAAGAATTAAAGTAACCTTTGATATGTCACTTAAAGAAAGTGTAAAATTATCTCCGGGAGATATTCGAAGAATTGATAGTTTTCCATTCAATAAAGATAGTACTCGTCAATTAACGAATAAATTTAAATACGTAAGGGTTTACGAGATTGGAGAAACGGATAAGTTTACAGCGTCAATAACAGCGCACCCACACCTTAATGAATATTATGATAATGTTCCCGTTACACCAGAAACTTAATCGTTAAAGGAAAATATGTCATGAACGTATCAGAAGTAATTTCGATAGCATCAATATCAATAGCGGTATTATCAGTCGTGTGGCAATATTTTGGAGGAATTCTATCTTTACGGAAGGAGATGGAAAAAGATTGTTTAGGTAATTTAGAAGCTCACGCAAAACTAGATAGAGAATTACGTGAATTAATATTAAATCAAGCGCTTAAAATAAATTCTGCGGAAACTAAAATGGAATTATTTTGGAATGCTATAGGGTCATCCATAAAGGATCTTATCAAACAACCGATTCATATTGAAAAAGATACATTGATGGATAAGTTAATGGATAACCCAAAAACAATAACCAATCAAGAAATATATCGTTTAAAGGCTATCTTGATACCGGAATTGACCGAATTAAAACTTAGTAAAAATCCTTCTTGTATTGCATACGCTTTTACGTTAGCATATATTGAACAGTTATTATTCGATAGAGCGCACATTGAATTGCCATCAACAATTACTGCTAAAAAAATATTACTTATTGATGACGACGTTCAATTACTTAATATATTAAAGTACTCGATTAGTAAAGAATTTAATTTCACAGTGTTATGCGCTTCTAATGGCGAGGATGCACTTAATATAATTAAAAAGAATAAAGATATAGGTATTATATTTGTGGATTTAATAATGCCTGGTATGGATGGTTATGAGACTATTCGTTGTATCAAGACTTTTGAAGAAAGTAAGCATATACCAGTTATTGCATATACTGGAAAAGACATATGCGCTGAAGATCATCCAGAATGTATAAGAGCTGATATCGCGGGTACGTTGATTAAACCTTTAAGTATTAAACAGATGTTGGATACTATAAACGATAAGGCAAAATGGCCGTCGTAAGAACATAAGTGTGAACATAAGTGTGAATATAAATATAAAATAAGAGTAAAAATATGACAATAAAATATAAAGCTGGTGTTAATCTTGCGGGTGTACGTAATGAAATTATGGATATACTTCCGCTTGTTGAAAGTTGTTTTCGCGATTTAAATTGTATGTCTATCACATTAACATGTACGACAGGAAATCATAAATTAAACGATCCACACACTAATGGTTTCGCAATTGATATAAGAATGCATGATTATAGTATAGAATTACAAAATAGGTTATTTAACCACGTTAATAAAACGCTTTCAGGATTGTATTACACGGTACTTGAATTTCCAGGAAAGCAGAAAGCGCATTTACATATTCAAGTGTATAAAGGTACATGGAATAGTATTCTTTTACATGAAGATATGAAACGTCGTATATAAAAATAAATAGAAAAAAGGAGAAAACAAAATGTCACTCATTGGAGTAATTTTAACATTAGTTATAGTAGGTATAATATTATGGTTAGTTAACACGTATATACCAATGGATGCAACCATCAAGAAAATACTTAACATCGTCGTTGTTGTAATTGTTATTCTGTGGTTGCTTAATGGTTTCGGTGTATTTAGTTATATAAGTAGCAATACCGGCGGCAATGTTTTTCATGGTCACTAAAAACGAGATAAGATAAAATTATGCGAATTCCTAGATTGTACTCATTTTTTAAAAATTGGGATACAAAAACATGCCTTTGGACTGGAATGGCGCTTTTTGCCTCTTTGACTTTATTGTTAGTGGTACTTAAAGCAGACAAAGAATATGTTATGGCGTCTTTTGGTCTTACGGGGCAGTTAGTAGCGGCTTTAATGACTTATGTAAACTCAAATAAGCCAAATGTTCCTATCAGTGATATGATAGAAGATAAAGATAAAAACAAAATCGCGTGAGTAAATTTATGTTACTGAACATAAAAAATATTCTATTAAGTGTATGTTTAGTTGTTTTGATTGTTTTATTAATCACTACAACGATAAGATTAAATAGTATACTAAATAGCGTAGATACTTTAATCAAAACGTTAAATGAGTCTTTTAAAGACATTCCCGCGGTAATGGCGTCTTTAAAAGAAGCGTCTGATACGTCAAATATGGTATCCACAGAAACGTTAAATTTAATGGGAACTACTACTACAGTTGTTGATGAAATTAAAAGAAAAATAAAAACCTTCGACGTAAATAAATTAAATACAACTGTTGATAACGTTAATAATAACGTTAATGATATTTCGAAGTCCGCGGAAAAGACTTTAAATACAGTTAACGATGTTATGATGGATGTAGAAAAACAAACATCTTCTCTCGTCGAGAATACGAACACACAATTCGATAAGATAGGAAATTCTACAAAAGAAAGTCTAGATCATCTAACATTATTTTTAGACGAAGGAAGTAACACGTTAAGAAGTACGCAAACTTTAATGAATGGTCCTTTTACTAAAAGTATTACAGATCTTGACTCAATCCTACTTAAATCTGATTTAGTTGTTAACGACGTACAAATTAAAACTCATGAATGGCTATTTCCGCCGAAACAAAGTAAATTAATGAAAACGTATAAATTCATTAAGAGTATTACACCGTTGGTGCAACCGGCGTATTACGGATTAAGATTTTATAATGAGAGTAATTAAATCAACAAAATAAGAAAAAAGGAGAACAAAACAATGAAGATAAAAATAAGAATTCTTGGTTTTTTCATCGCGTTATTTATTCTTTCAACAACATTTTGTTTTACACAAGATTTAAACATTGCAGATATCCTCAAGAATAAAACTATCTATCTTGGCGGTGGAATTGATACACAAAATTCTCCAAATGGTATGGCGTCTGGTGGAATTGCATTTCCGTTAATATCTAAAACAAATACTATCATGATAATTAATGGCGACATATCAGCACAAGAGGGTGCGAAGTTTAATGATATTATTCAAGGTAAGGGATTAAAATCTTCTTTCACTGTATCAGTCGCACAGAAAATTGAATCTTATAAAAGGTTTACACTTTTTGGCGTAGTATCTTCTGGTCCTGCGGTTGGCCCTGGAAGTTTAAATTTAAATGATATATTAAATGAAAATATCGAAAGTGATATTTTTAATATTCCGTATACATGGAAAACAGCATTCGCATATGGTGGTTTTATTGATGCTCAAATTAAAGGTGGTTTCGGCATAGATGTATTTGGGCAGAATGTTAAAGATACTACAAGAGGGGGTTTTAGACCTGTTGTGAGAGTAGTATTTAGATATAAAATATCGTAAAATATCGTAAAAAGACGTGGTTATAAATATATGGCTGATTCTAACTTTAACTTTGAAAGCAAATACCGTCAATATAAATATGTTGCAGGTTATTTAGATATGAATACTTTTGAAAAAACAATTACAGAGATTACTCCACTTAGTGTAGAATTCAAACATGCACTTCCTGAAAATGAAATTCTTAATAGCGTTACGTCTACTGTTACGGCGAAAGATTCCGCTGGAGTAGATAAGAGTTCTACTCTTATAAGTGGTATTGAAGTGATTGATGAAACACAATTGAAGTGTAAGATACTTGCGGCGGGAACGCTGAATGCAGATTACATTATTACTTTTAAAGGGATAACATTACCTAACGCGTATGTTGTCGAGGAGAATGTTTTGTTACAACTTAGGGCAGATTCTTTAACTTAACTTAACATAGTTTAAGTAGTTTGATTTGTGATGCCACAATCCGGCCTCGTTGTCTGCCGCAACGAAATGTTTATTACAAAAAATGTATGTAATAATCATGGTTCTCCTCCGGATTGTGGCATCGCCCATTTTTTATACTATTACTACAATATCTTCAACTCTACTAACCTTTCCGACCACTCTTCTATATTTTTAAAAGTCATTCTTTCTCCACCATCATATGCGTTTAAAAGTTTTGCGTAATGACTTTGTAGTTTTAAGCTTTCGTTTAATGCGATAAGTAGCCTAGTTCTTATAACCTTTAATCTTGTAATATATTCAGTGTCGGTTAACATATCTTTAACCTCTATTTTTATACTAAACCCTCGGTAAAATATTTCTCCATTTCCATTCCACTCTCTTTAACTTTACTCATTTGCATAGTCAAAGGTGTAATAATCGCATGAGGACATTCTACGTTTGCCGCGGCATAGCACTTAATATCCAAATCATGACATCTTTTAAAAAATGATAAATCTTCACTAAGTGGAAGTTTTCCATCCTTTTGCTTTGTTATATCAAATGGTCTCTCTTTTAGTTCGTTAAGCATTCGGTATATAACTTGGCGTGATATCATAAGGCAGCCTCCACCAGCGGCTCCAATCTCGAAGATTTCGGCCTTATTTGGGTTATCGAAGGAGCCTAAAAGGACGAAATCAGTGAAATCTTCATTATAAGTATAAAGAAGAGGGGGATACGGATATCTTTTAATTTGATAGATTCCACATAAAACGTCTAAATGATGTTTCGTAAATAAACGATACATACGCGCAAGAAGATCTGGCTCCGGAAGATGATCAGAGTCTAACATTAGTATCCACTGGCCTTGCATATTTTGGCAAAGTTCATTACGCGCTTTTGCGTGGTATGACACCTTCGATCTATCATAATGGATGTAAGTTCTTCCTGGAACAGTTAAATATTCATTAGAATATAAAGCCATTTGTAAAAAAGAAAAAGAAAATTCTTCAAGAATTGATGGTGTACCGCCCATATACGCGCAAGTTCCAAGACATGTTTGTTTTAATAACATATTAATTTTCCTCCCTCTTTATACTACAAACCGCCCCAAAACCCGTATAATGTGTTGCATCGAATATTTGTGCAACTTCTAACTTCAATCCGCTTTCTTCTATAATGTCTAATAATTCATCCTCGTCAATATATCGATGGAAGTGCGATACACCACCAACATAAGAGGAGTTAACATCAAGTGTAGGATTTTGTTCTTCTTTAGTTCGTGGATCAGAAGGGCATGTTATTATTATTCGAGATTCTTCGTTATCTTTTAAAACTTCTTTTGCATTCTTCAATATTTTAATCGCGTCTTCATGATTTAGATGTTCAATAAGATCGCCTACGATTACCGTGTCGAATTTTGTACACACTTGATGTTGTTCATCTACAAAATGTAATTCCATATTATCGCGGGCATCTCCAATAATATCCACACTATTTTTCTCATTCTGTTCCACATCAAAATTTATCGCATCCCTTAATCCTTTAAAATCACTACTATCATCATCACAGCCTACATTAAGAATATCTCCAAACGCCCACTTTTGTTGAAATGCATACTGAGAATAAAAATATCTGCAATCCGGCTGGAAGATCCAGCTTTCCCACTGATCGACGTATCTTTCCCAATTAAATCGTACTCTTGCATCCATCTTTATATCTTTAGTAATACGATTACGAAGATTTTCATCTTTGCAAAGTCTAATTATTTCTCCGGCGAATCTATTTAATGTGAGTTTATCTTCAATATCTCCATTTACAAAGACACCATGCATTACGTTTTCAGCGAGTGCCCACACTGGAGAAACTATAGGAATTACGCCGCAAGCTTGTGCTTCCATACAACTAATACAGGATGTTTCTGTGAAGTTTATTGGATAACACCAAAACGTAGACTTCAACCATTCTATAATTAATTCATATTGTCCAACTCTACCATGCCAAAATATTCCATCAGTGGAATTAATTCCATTCATTATAGAATCTCTCATCTTTGCGACGAAGGGATTTTTTTCGATTACTTTATTGATATTATCAAAGCCGTAAAAAATATGTAATTCGAGTTCTGGAATAAACTCTTTTACTCTTTTAAATATAGGTATAAGTTGTTCCAAACCACGATCTGGGCTTGAGGAATATATAAGACGGTAAGGATTTCTTTCTATTTTATTATTTTTTTCGATTGCATCAATTATTCTTGACGATATTCCATTCGAGCTTATAACAATCTTATCTTTAAGATAAGGATGTTTTGCCTCGACATAATGTGCATGATCAGAACACAAACAAATAAATTTATCTATTTTAGATGCTCTTTCTTCATTTAATTTAGAGTAGAAGACATCCTGTGCAACAAAATATACAATTTTATTCTCATGAATTACATTGAAGTTATCTAACGCTTCTGGATCTCGATATATTACATAGATACCGTCATCTTTAAACGTACATTTTAAGAAATGTTTCCATGTAACGTCTCGGTTTATTCTAAAATCATCATCCCACGGAACGGGAGCATACGATATAACGTTGTGTCCGCGTTGACTAAGTCTACTACACATTTCTATATGTGAAACCTCACTTCCGCCGATTCCTTGTGTTATAGGATTAGTGTAATCCCACGGTTCAAATGTTAAAGAGCTATAGAAGTAATAATTCTTTTTATATGTTTCTAAATTCATTTTAATTTTATCCTTTAGCTTGATTGACTATTTATTTTGTATGATAACGTTTGGTACGAATAGTAATGCGACTTCTACAATATGATTTGCATGATGGTATTTGCCTTTTTTGTCAAACCATACACAATCATATGATATAACTTGTAATATATTATTTACACACAATATGGTCATATTAGGTCCACCAGACTTTAACATTACCACATCGCCTTCTTTAAACATAGGTTTATTTTCAATTTCCATTTTCTAATTTCTCCACCCAATCTTTTGATTGTTTACGTATTATAACTTCATACTTCCCCTGTTTTTTCAACTCTTTCATATATTTAATTACGTTATAATCCTTTACAAACACAACCCCGCGGAAAGTGAAATAATCTAAAATATTCTTTATTACGCTGTTCATAATAATTTATCCTCGTGTTAATTACGTGCAATATTTTGTATGTATTTTATCTACATAAGATATCTGTTTTTGACTTAATCGATGATCTTTTTCAAACTGTGATTGTATATCTGCCATCGCATTAAATATATCTTCGGGGATGCTTTCAGAATTTTCTGCTATTGAAGTAAAGAGACGTGCCATGTAGAATATTTCATCATCGGAAAGGAAATATTTTGAAGAATATGTATTAATATCTGTTAATTTATTTAAATCGTAAGCATATTTTGTCATAAATTATTCTTTCTCTTTCTCTTTCTCTTTCTCTTTCTCTTTCTCTTTCTCTTTCTCTTCCTTCTTAATATAACCTTGTGGACAATCGTATGGATCTCCCCATTCATCTACGTCTATTCTATCTCTTATTCTACCACGTCCGCCACACCAATTACATGTATTAATAATTGGTAAAAGTTCTTTCCACATTTTTAATTCAGACATAAGATTACGTATTTCTTCGTTTATTTCATATTCTCTTTGTCTTGCGAAAGAGTATATTCTTTCATATATGTTTTCATTACCGTATGCGATTGCCATAATTAATATTCCTTTATAATGTATTCATTAAATATAACAGGAACTCGTTTCATTGCATCGTGTAATATCATGTTTGCAATCTCTTGCATCTGGGGGTGTGCACTTTTCGAAGTACGCATTTTGAAGAAATGTCGCCATTCGCGGAAGTTTCCTGTGATTGCGATTTCTGTCTTTAAACAATTAGGGAGCATAGCTCGTGATATTTGAGGTTTTTCTCCGATTGATATAAGATATTTATAGTGATCCTCAATCTTTTGTAAAACATTAAGAAAGTTAGTCTTTACGTGTTTTGTATTAACAGGTTGAAATGGTGGTTCAATAAATTGCATATCTGAAGATCCATAATTACAATATCGTGTACTCTCTTGTGTATAACTAAATAAACGATGTCTCACGATCTCATGTGATACACCACGATCACATATAACTTTATATGACATAGACGCGTGTTCTATTACACTCTCGTGACCATATTGCAAAAGTGTCTTTACAAAAGATTCCGCGGAATTTTCTGTAATCTTATCCTCACTTTTATAAGCGATACGACCACACTTCTCAATAATTTGTAAAGGATTTGGTGTTATCCAGATAAATTCAATTGATGGCGATACGATTTTCATAAAATTATCCTTTAATATCAACAGTTATTTCTGTTGCCGTTGCATGATCATTAATAACATCTACTTTATTGATTATTGTATTAAAACTATAACCGGACCATGGAAAGAATTCTTTGATAAATATACCAAACTCTATATATTCAGAAACAGTTGGTTCACCTTCTATTTTAAAATGTAAAATTGCGTTTTTTATTTTCATAAGGTTATTTTATTTCACTCCGTTTTCTCATTACAATATTTATGTTTTCTATGTTCTATACCATCGATGACCGCGGAAAGAATAAGATCCCATCCTGTTTTAAAACATTCAGGATCTTTTAGCGCGTCAAAGAAAGTAGGCTCATGACTAATTATTACATCACGAAGAAAAGACACACCATCTTTTAATTCTTGATGTTCTTTGATTTGTTTTTTTACATTTTCCAAATCTTCTTGCGTTAAAACTACGTTTGGAAAATGAGAACCGTTGTTTTTGGATTCTTTCAATACTTTTTCTTTAATTTTCATATCTTCACGGATATTTTCGAAATCCGCGGGATTGGTTATTATTTTGTTTTTGAGTTTTGATTTAAAATCTACCATTTTATTCCTCTAGTACATATTTATACAATACCATGACTTGACAGAATCTAGTATTACAGCCTATTGTAATTATAGACGGTGGTCCATAAGGTTCATAGTTTTGAGAAATTAATGCATTTATAACAATATCAAACATGTCTTTTTGTTCGGCTATTAGTTTATAATCAACTATCTTTAATCGTTCTGTAGTAGGCATTACTTTTTTTCTCCTGCATTTTCTTCATCTATTAAAATACATCTAGCAATTTTAGCATAAACATGCACATCTTCTAATCTCTTCTCTACACCTTCAACTTTAGCTTCATGTCCATTTGATAACATCCATAACGCTGCGTCAAACTGTTTTAACATAAATGCAATACACACACCAACAGGTTTATTTATTGGAAAGTTTGGGTATAACGATAGAATAGAAGCAACACGTTCAAAATTACCTAATGGTCTACCACCAGCGGCGTAATCGTGATTTTTATCGTTATGAAGCTGAAGTTCCTTAAATGTTATATCAAGAAAAGATGGATGACCAAAGGGAAATAAAGTTTTTAAATAGTTATATACTTCGGTTATATTGTTTGTTTTTTCTTCTTCTTTTTCTTTATCTTCTTTCTCTCCTTTTTCTTCTTTTGTATTATTTACATTTATATATAAAAGAGAATACATTGATGAATCATAATATAATGGTTTATTACATAACATGCAGCCAAATGCCTTTGGTAAACGATTTAATTTTTGATTACCGCATGACGGACATATATATATTGAATTATCTTTATTGTACTGTACGATATAATATGTCTTAACCTTTTCTAGTATATTAGGTTGTGTTTGTTGTATACGTCTATCAAAACATTTTGGGCATAATGAAATATGTTCATATTTAAGCATATCTGTTGCAAGTTTAAACTGTCCACAATCTACACAAAATATTTGTGGATGCATACCTTCTAACGCTTTATCTACGTTCATAATATTTCTCCATTAATTTATTTTTTGTCCAATCTCTTTTTTGTACTTTTTCCCAAGTTACTTTTACACATTCATCAAAACTTATAAATTGTTCGTTGCATATATATTTTAAAAGATAAAACAAGTTTACTAAATCTTCTGTTATTGCAAATAAGTGCTCTTCTGTTGTACCTCGTATACACTGTTCCATTTTTAAATGATTATGGCATAAACAACCTAAAATAATTAATGTATTTAAATCTTCTTCACATTTGTAATTATGAGCGTTAAGTATGATTGTATCAAGATTTAAATTAAGTTGGTTACAATAATCGGTTATGTATATAACAGTATCACCGACTGCATCAATAAAATTGTCTTTTTTAGCCTGTATACCATAAGTGTTTAAGTTATCTACTGCAATACACAATTCACCGAACTCTTCAATGATTCCTAAAAGTGGTTGATGCGGATATTTATAACCTTTTGCTATATTTGTTTTAGGTCCAAAATTCTTTTCTGACCATATAGCCACTTCCGCGGCAAAGCGGTTAAAATCAAATTCTGCTTTTTCTTCCATAAGATTTAACTCCTTTTATTTATTATATTATATCATTGTACAGTAATATTAATATTACTATCATTATCGACATCAACATCGTCGTTAACAACATCAATAGAAAGGTGATCTTTTTCTATTTGTACGTTCGCTTCTCGCTCTAATTTTTCTTTTAACGTAAATAATTCTTTTTCCTTTGTTTTTATCTCTTGTTCATATATATCTGATAATACATATATAATCTTATCTTCTCTTCTCAATAATCTTATCGTATTGGATTCAATTAGCATCTGCAAAATATCATCAAACTCTCTTATACTTCTTACTAAATGACGAAATTTAGCAAACATTATATCTCTATACAAAGCACCTTTATTTTCTTTAATGCTTTCTATTATATGTTGACTAATTCTCGCTTCATTTGTTGCGTTAATATAAACAAAAGCACTTGGCATAGATTCTTCAATTTCTTCAAGATAACCTAAAGCTTCGTCTATGTGCGACTTTGTTATTATCATTTCATCAGAATAATTTACGCTTATTATCATAGCTAATTTTAAAACATATACTAATTTACGTTCTAAATACCCCGCCATTCTTCCTGTGAAATCGCCATTATATTCTCTATATAATTTCACAAAATAAGTATGTGCTTCTTTCTCTATAGTAAAAGCGCCTCTTAATTGTGATATTTTTTGTAAATCTCTTAATAACGTTAATTCAGTTATTTTAATATCTTTTGGAATATCCATCCACGCGGATGCATCAGTTTTTCTAGTTTTATTACTAAATATAAATAAAATTCTTCCCATAAATCCGCCGCCGAATGCGTCCTCTTTCATTCCATGCGCTAACCATTCCGGATTGGAACAACCGAGAAGATTTATACAAATATTTGTTAAACGGACAGGTTTTTTATTTTTAACTAAAAGTTCCTTTGTTGTATCTTCATATATGGATTTACAATCCCAAAGGGAAGTTAACTTTTTTGTTAATCCAGCATTATAAGATTGATCTCCGAGTAAATCAGCGAGTTCGGTTGCATATAAGTATGCAGTACAATTTTGATATATTTTAGTTCCTTCCGTTATTACAGGAGATAAAGACAAAAATTGTACTAAACCTTTTGGTGTACTTTCATCTCTAAGTAGACGTACACCGTCGATTTTCGATGAAAATGAGTCTATTCCGATATCCGCGGCAGAACTTTTTTTACTCTTTCCTGTAGGTGATACTAATACAGTGTATAAATTAGGAAAAAGTCTACTATATCCACGTTGTATATAAGTGTTTCGATTTAATGCCGCGGCAATCGTAGATATTGCAACCCATAAATGAAATAGTGTAGGCGATTCTTGATATTGAGTGAAATCAATATAACTCTGTATCCAAGATTCATGAATTCTTTTTTCAACGTGTTTTTCATTTTTGCTTTCATTAGGTTTTATCAAAATTCCAGTAGAATTTTCAATCTTTTTAGCTTCATTTTCAGTTGATATTTTTTCAATGGTTTTAGCAACATTTTCATTCTCTTTGTTTTCGTTTTCCACAGGGATAAACCATATAAAATAAAGACATTAACGGATGGCGTAAAGCATATTTTGCGTGAATCTTTTTTTTAATCTCTCGACGCTTCTATAATCTTAAATGTATTCTTCTGCATAAGAATAAGTTGTCTATTGTCATCTAAAGTATAATATTCACCTTCTTCTTCATTAGGTGCTATTAAACCATAGAAGAAAACAGCAAGATTTCTAACACGTAGAAGTCCTTCTTCGTGGGATATTTTTAATCCTTTGATGATAAAACGAGATTGTTTTTCTCGAAGCGTAATACCTGTATTTTTTAATAAAATGTCTTTTTCAGCTTCTTCTTTCGCTTTTAGAATGGCGTGTTTTAATTTACCTTCAGGAAGAAGAGAAAAGTTTCCGCGGCATTTAAAATATACATTTATACATTTTGAATGTGCGGAGATTTTTTCTAATATTCCAGTGATATATAAAGTGCAGAGGTCATTAGGATTTTCTACAGGTTCATCACAGATATCACAAAACATTTTATTTAATCCTTTTTTAAATTATTGCTATTTATTGTAATATAATATATTATTATAATCACATTTTATTATACCAATAAGTTCAAGATAATGTTCTCCCCAACCGAACTGCTGTTCACCCGCTTCAGTTAGTTTTCTATATTCACTCCCACAGGAACAGCGCATTATTTTTCCGGTTATAACTTGAGTGTGCAGAAAATTATAAATATGAGCGTGCGCCATATGAGATATATATCCAACTTGTATGTAATAATGTCTATGAAAACGATTTTTTAAGCGTTTGAAGTAACTTAATAAAAAATTTACCACTTTAATGCCCTCCGTACTTCTGGTGAAGCATCTTCTAACATTTCAAATGTAATAATATCGCCTTCCCACCGGAATACTTTTTTAAACGGTTCCATGCCAAAAGGTGCATTCCAATCTGGTTTATAATAAAATTCGAATACTGTGTGTTGTACTTTCCAACAGTAATCCATAGCATTATAGCAAATATTGATTGAAAATATTGGTGTACGTAGTATAAAAAATCTATTATAAATATTGAGATAGCAGTACCATTTAATTCGTTTGGGTTTATTTTTATTGTATGATTTCATAATTTAATTCTATCTCCGTTGCATAATACGTGCAAGTAGGGTTTCCCCTCAAAAGATAATCTCTTCTTGTCCATAGGATGATCGATGTAATATTCATTGCAGGAAGTACATATGCAATAAGGAGATGCATAAAATACATTTATATAATCTATTCCGCGGAATTTGAATAAATACCATCTTTTTATACAATAAAATAAATGTTCTGTTTTTAATTTTAAATTACAATAATATTGTTTCATATTTTATTTAATATAAGAATAAATTGCTGTTTGACGTTTTTGTGAATTAATAACTTTTGATATATAAGTTTGATCTACTTTAAACATTTTTCCTATAAATTTTTGTGTAAATTTTCCTGTTTTATACAAACGTTTAATCTCTTCAACCTCTTCATCATATAATCTTGTTGTACCAGAGCGATATCTTCCTTTATTTATACAATCTTGCATATTATCAACATAATCGCCTAAAAATAAATGTTCTTCTTTTAAACATGAAGGATTATCACATTTATGTAAAACTAATTGTTTAGGTTTTAATTTTATGTTATGATAATGTTCATAAGCAATACGATGCGCACCATGTTGTATTTTTTTACCTTTTATTCTATAACATATCTGGCCATAACCTTGCCAATTACAAGCACCAATCCATATGATACAACAATTTTCTAATATTCTAGTTTTCTTCCAGAAACGTTTCCAAAATAAATTTGTAAAATGAACTTGTTCTTCACCAAATTCATCTTCAATTAACCTGATACCAGTAGTTGTCATCGATTTAGACGCCTAAATAAATATTATTTAAAATCTATAACTGTTGTATCACCCCAATTATCACCAAAGGCGATTTCAAATGGAATTATAAGTGGAGGCACATCATGTAATTGAGGACAAATATCCATTGGAATTTTACTAATTTTGTCTATTAAAGCACAATCTTTTTCAACTTCGTTTTCTTTTGACAGCCATAGAATTTCGTCGTGAACTTGATGTATCATATTGATTCCATTAGCTTTTGCTTTTTGCCATATCATGTTTATTAAATACGCGGTTGTACTTTGTGCGTACCAACTATATGCTTCTCTAAAAAGCTCATCTCCAACTCTTTCATGAAATCTCATTCTCGCGCCAAACACGTTAAATAGAGTGAGATCTTTCGAAACCTGTTCCTTTATTTCTTTATGATAAATTCTTTGTAAGTCTGGTTCGATAGCATGAAATCTGTCAATAAAGAATTGTGCCTTCTTTTCTGTAATTAATGGCATACCAACTTTACTAGCATCTTTATTAAAAGTTTTAGCGAATCTTGATGCATGCATATCATAATTTACACCATATCTAATACGTTTAGCACAATAACGTTGTATTTTTGTAACATCATTTATAGAAATTTCATTTACCGCAGCTGCGGTTTCTTTATGTATATCACGCGACGGATCAAGAAATAACTCAATTGATCGTGACATTCTGCCCTTCCATGCTACTATTCGAGCCTCTGCCTGTGATAAATCTGCTTTACATAATTTATAACCGTTCGGCGCAGAAATAAGCGAACGTAAATCTTTATTTATATTCTGAAGATTTCCGCCGGTCTGTAATGGAACGCTGGATGACGTTAAACGATGTGTCTTAGTGAATCCAAAGCTTGAACGTATATGATTATCAGAATCTATACTTGCATCAAGGAAATTGCTTTTAAGTGTGCGTAAATGTCGTTGTTTTAATATTATAGGAAAGATTCCACTTTCACTCTTCGTTGATAATTTAAGAAGAGCATCTTCATTCGTTGTAATATGCCCTTCTTTATCATATTGAGTAGGAAGTTTCATAGTTTCATACAATAATTTCTTCATTTGTGGATTACTTCTTACATTAACATATTCTCCAACAATATTAACGAGTTCACATTGAGATTTGATAATATCTCTCATATATATTACATCGAGTTCTTCTCTTTTTTTAACGTCGTAAAGTAAACCTTGTATTGAAAGATCCATGCGATTTTCCGCGAATCCGCGGAAATGTTCTTTATAAAATTCCCACAGATTTTCATCTTTAAGATCTTGTTCTAATTGCGGAGCAATTTCAGAAACTACACAAACATCTTTACAACCATAAGTGTAAAACTCATCTTCACTTTCTTTACTTCCATAACCTTTTCCTTCGGATTTATAATACGGCTCTCGTGTATATATTGAAGTGAAGAATCCCAAATCCGCAGGAAGCTCAGGTTCTAAACATCGCATTGCTTCAAGTAAATCAATGTGTACGTTATTTAATATCTTTTTATATGGAATCCCATTAAAGTGTAACATAAACGTATCAAATACAGAGAAATTCTGCCCTATAAGTTTCTTCGTTGTAAGTATTTGATAGACAAGTTTCCACAAAAAAGCTTCTTGTTTTGTTGTCCAATATGATATACCACTTTTATATTGTAGAGGAAGACAAAATCCCTCGTTTTTATCATCAGCAAATTGTATAGTTACTATTCTATTTGGTCGAATATTCATAAGTGTTTCTATATCTACACTTATCATATTTGGGGAATTTATGTACTTATTCAAGTACATTACTGCGGTATCAAAGGAGGGTCTTATTATATAAGAACGTTGTGGTAATACGATATCGGGAGTCTTACTTTCTTCAAAGATACGAAGAAAGTCTAATTTTGTATATACAAGTTCAGACCAATTTCTGAGTATAGAGGCTGGATGAAGCGCAGGGATACATTTTTTATTCTCAATAATCTTTGATTTAAGAATACTCCCACGATAATTAGATATTCCCTTTAATCCACAAACCGCATTAAGTGCTATATCCCCTAAAGGTACAATTAAATTTGCTTCTTTTGAAACTAAATTTAATTCTGCTTTTAAGATTTGAAGATATGTTTTATACGCAGAGGGATTTTCACGAATCCATTTATCATCTTTTCCAGAGTATATTTTTTCTTTTATTACGTTAGTGAAGTAACATTCACTCTGTTGGATGTTTGCTTTTGCGATTAGTTTAGTATCTAATAATTTACCACTATAACCAACGAATGCATGCTTCTGAGGATGTACGAATTCCATTTTTCCCGGAGCCTGTCCAATGAAGATGATTTTTGGGTTTACTTCATTCCCGCGGCGATAGGGTAATTTCTGTAAGATGTCATATGTGAGAATGAATTCTTCATTTTGTACGTTTTGTGCATTATCTGACATTATTCATCCTCATTTTCTTTATAAATATAACTTTTGAATATCGTCTCTTTAAACGAAAAATTTGTAAAACGTAATTCTGGATGCCAAACAACAATATGTTTAATTTGCGCACAAACTGTGAACCACCCAATAAATTTAAATCCACAAAGCGTACATATAGTAATTCGTTTTGGTGTTTTCATAATGTTTTAGTTAAAGAAAAAGAACCCAAAAGCTATCATTATTTTGCTTTTGGGTATTTGTATTGATATCTTATTTTTTTCTATAATAAAATTATGGTCGTTCCAAAAACATAATATATTATATAAAATAAGAAATAATGTCTGCGATCGAACATTATTTATAATGACCAATTCTCGTTTTTAATTCTGTACATGTATACTACAACCATAAGGATACAACTTTTGTGTTCGTGTTTGAGTTAATATAATTTTAGATATACCAACTTGACTTATTCTAAACATTTTACCTAAAAATTCCTGTGTAACTTTTCCTGTTTTATATAAACGTCTTATTTCTTCAACCTCTTCATCATAAAGTTTAACATTACCGCCACAGAATCTTCCGCGTTTAATACAATCTTGCATATTATCAACACCGTCACCTATATATAAATGTTCTGGATTTACACATTCTGGTACATCGCATTTATGTAGTACAAAAGTTTTAGAATCCAAGTAAACATTATGTTCCATTTCATATGCTATACGATGTGCAAGTTTATTGCAAAAACCATATTCTGTAACAAAGCTAAAACGTCCATAATTTAATCCATATTTAGTATTACAAATACCTGTCCAAATAAGGCAACCATCAGCTAATTTTTTTGTTTGTGAAAAGAAACGTTTACGAAATATTTCATCAAAAATGTAACATATAACGTTATTTTCATCTTTGTATGCATTAATTCTTGGTTTATCTTTATATTTACGCATTATAGATTTAAGTATATTCAACGTGAAGTATCGTTATCTTCCCTCACGTTTATTTTGTAGCAGCGATACCATTTATTATGGTATATACTATAACGACTACATTATAGGAATAACTATACTTTTTCTTTCATCTGAATTGCCGGGCAGTTGTTCTGTTCAAAATATTTTCTCACGCTGTTTTTTGGATTAGGATATGTCGCATCTCCTGGTTGATATACAACTTCTGCCCCGAAAATACACCCATAAATATCTTGAGTATCAAATCCTACAACACCCTGTTGTAGCTTTCCACAAGCCTTAAACAAAGGTTGTAGAAAAGAAAGAGATTGCATAGGATTCTCTTTAGAGATATAATAATGAAGATAAATGGTTTCAACCTTTTCACCATCAACCATAAGTGGATCGGGTTGAACAATTTTAAATTCAAACATTATATCATCATTTCCCTTATCATTCTTCTTTTCTTTAGAAGAAATTACTTGAAGAAGGTATACACCATCGGGAACTGCTTTTAAAACTGGGGCTGCTGATAAGTCAAGTTCATATCTCATTTTATTGTATACTCCATTTAGGTTATGTTAAATTAAATTAAATTAGTTTATGTTATACTATGTTATTCTAGTTTATGTTATACTACACTACACTTGTGGAATTTTGAAATTACTCAACTTTGTTAAATCGATCTTTTTCTCTAACGCATATTTTTTTATATTTTCTCCTTTCAGGAAATTATAGTGAATTCCCATTCTTAACACGTATTCTTCGAAGGATAATTCCGATGGCATTCCTGGAACTTGAGACTTCAAGTCAACGAATGCATCTTTCGTTGTTTGAATTTTTCTCTGCGCCATACTACCAGTACCGACAACTTTTGTCAAAATAGTTTCATTAAAATATAACATGATAGTAGAACCACCAATCGCATTACCTTTTACCTTTGGCATGATTTTAGGAGGTTGTCCATCTTCTGCGGGCATATATTCAGTATGTACGGTTAAGATTGCACCCATTTTGTCACATAGTTTAATATATTCAATGAAAAAGTCATTTGACATTGCACGTTCGAAAGCGCCATAGTCAGCACGATCTGTCATGTTGACATTACGATATTTTACTCGGTTCTTTATGACACGATTCCCCATTTGTATTATTATATCGTTGAAGACGGCGTTCTGTATTGTTGTGAAAGAATCCCCTGCGATGAAAGAATAATTTTCTTTGTTTCCGTTCTTATAAATAAGTTCAGTATCATCACAGAATCTTTTCCATGCCGTGGGTGTATTTGGATCACTATCTACATATAATTCAACGTTTACATCAAAACCTTGTCCAGTCAATGTAGGATAACCTTTATCAAAATCTCCAAGAAAAACTCCGTTTGTATTTCCAAACTTCTTAGTCATCTCGTGTATAAGTCCAATAAGATGAGTTTTTCCTGAACCTGGATCTCCAAGAATAAATATACGTGGAAACATTGTAGGTGCTTCTGTTGCGAGAAATGGAGACATTATGTTTTATCCTTTTTTATTTATATTAAATAGAATACCTAGTAAAAATAAGAGAAACGCAAGTACACTGAGTATAGCTATGGAAGCTACAAAAGCTTGCGGCCATGACATTATATTATTTAACATAAGATTTATTTTTTATTTTTTAACGTTATAGGAAAAGCTTCCAACGATCTATCCCATATACTGTCTGACGTTTTTATATAGTCTACTGTAGAAGACGTTAGTATTGATAAAGCTATATTTATCTCGGTGTTTTTTGTTTGCTTTTTATTCTTTTTCTTCTTTTGTAAGTTTTCTTTTTTAAGCATCGACTTTAGCCGCAGCCGCGGAATTCGGTTTTATACTTCTTGTAATGAGAAAGTTTGCCAGCGCTTTCATATCCTCATGTGACATATCTTGCACGATGGTATATTTATATTTCAATGTATCCATCGAAAATGTTATACCCTTTTCCGCGGAAAGAATCTTCTTCAGTAATTCGAGATTCAACGAGAAACGTATTGTTTGCTTTTTCGGTGGGTGTTGTAATTCTTTCATCATGATTTTTTCTCTCCTAACGTTTAAATAAATATTCATCCTTCTTTTTAACTTCAATCTTTTCTACATCGATTAAATTTTCTTTTAATTCAATTTCAACGATCTTTTGTGTTTCTGAATCTTCAAAAATTTCGTATGGTGACCACTTTACGATATCATAAGATCCTTCTGTCATCAATTGAATCATGTAATCACTTTTCGACATACATATTCTTTTATATTCACATTCGCTATATTTTCCGTTACAAGAGTTTGTTTCCATAGGGAAACCATCAACACCTTCTTTAATAGACTGAGAAATTTGTTTAAGTTGATAGTTTACGTGGAATGCATGTCGTTTTAATTGTTCATCCGATCTTTCAGTTTCTACGCGATCAAATAATTTATCAGAATTTTCTTTTGGATCTCCTCGTTTATAATCTTTAACACGTATACCATTTATAAGTGCAGTATTTATTGGTTGACCGAAATATTCTGATGCGGCATGTAAATATTTTGATATTTGATTATTCGGGTTAAATTGAGATTTCCATTTATCGTTTAGAAGGGATTTTGTAGTTTTATGGTCTATTACGATTATTTTATTATTTAAATTTATTTTTCCTATACCATCTATTAAACCGATGACGATTCCGTTTGGTAAATCGATTGCAAAACCTGTTTCGGTATATGGTTTGTTTTCGGAGTCACGAAGAATTGTAAAATACTCTTTTTCGAGTGGATGATGCTCTTTATATTTTTTACAAAGTATAAAACCGAACTCCGCGGAATATTCTTGCAGCACTCCACTATCAATCGCTAGTTGACGTGTTGCTGCAATTTTACTATTTGTTTTAAAGGCAGAACGACAAAAACCTTCGAAGCACTCGTCGAAAGTATAAGTTTCCGCGTGATAAAGTTCAAGAAATTTATGAAACGCTGTCCCAAACGTCATTTCGACTTTTTCTGTCTTCTCGTGGAGTGATAATAGAACACGATAAAGAAAAGCTCTTTGACACGTTTCAAAAACTGTAAGCGAAGAATTATCCATGATTATAACATCGGACTTTTTTTCTGTTATTACATTAGTCAAACGATCATTTAAATAATTAGTGGTTGTCATACACGTTTCCATCCACAATAATTTATTATTCGTGATACACAACTTTGTGATATATTAAACTCTTTTGCAATATCCTTTTGTGTACGTTTTGTTGTTTTGATAAGATCTCGTATTTTTATAACATTTTCTTTACTTAATTTAGCCATTCCATTAAATTCACTATATCTATTATTCCCAGCACAGTATTTTTTAAATCCATCATCGTATGCCTTCTGTATATTTTGGCTGTACGTTAAAATTTCTAGATTCGATAATGCAAAATTTGTTTTATCATTATCTTTATGGTGTACAACCAATTTACCTAACGGTTTTCCATTATTTAAAAATGCTTGTGCTAATAAACGATGGATGAAAAAATTATGTGCTTTACACATTTTAGTATATAATGTAACTATAGGATAATGTGCATTATTTATATAAGGTACTAAAAGTTTACCTTCAAGAATTATAAAACCTTTATCGCTAACCTCTAAAATAAAATCAAATCTCTCATCAGGTATTATTGTTTTCCACATTATACATCTAACTTTCATTTTATGCTTTATAAGGAATTCCTTCTTCTTTTGCCCATTGTTTAGCTTCTATTATTGCTCTTTCTTTTGTTCGATATCTTCCTATTCCAGTAGTAACATTATCTTCCATCCATTCTCCAGGTTCATCTTCATATTCTGCGCGCATAACTGCAAAATACCCTGATATTCCAAACGTTGTAGTAATATAATGATTGCGGGATTTTGCGGATTGGTTTAACATAAACGTTTATATTTCCTCATCTTCTTTGTAAAGATTTGGTTCAACCGTGTTATTAGTTGTATTTAAAAAATTACAATAACAAGTTTTAAAAGGTTTTCCTGCTTTTACTTCCATAATTCTATGACATAATAGGAAACCTGTTTCTTCATGTTTAAAGTGTTCGAAAACTGGATGTTTGCATTTAATACAGATAATAACATCAGCGTCATCATTAATATCCATTTTTACTTTTCCAATCGCTATAGGTTTCACGGCGTTTATCCGTATTAAACTTACATGCTTCTCTATGATCTTTTAAAGAATAATGTTTATCGTTTGATAAATATAACTTATCTTTATAAGATAAGTCTTTTTCTTTTTCTAAATCAACACCATCTTTATCTTTCATGACTTTTCCTCAAACTCTTTAAATGATGCTAAAATTTCTCTCGCTTTTTCAGGAGATTTAATTGCTTCTAATATTTTATCTAATGGAGTTTTCCGCTTACTTAATGTAAAACGCATAAGTCGCATCTTTTGTAAATTCTCGATTATATCTTCGAGTTCACTATCGGAAATAGTTCCGATATCCTTTTGTTTAAATACTGCAATTAAGTCGAATTTTGGATCTCCGACATCACGGGAACGGTTTAATTTAACTTTCTTTACTTTAACTATTGTTGGAGCGTTTGGATCTTTTACTTTTCTTGGTTTAGCCATAATATTATATTTAACTCTCTTTAAGAGTTTCCGCGGTAATTTCAACGTCATTATTATTTAACATTTCATCATTTTCATCATCTATAGATTCACGTTCTACAGTTCCATGATATTCAATAGGTTCATTCTTTGGCATTCCAAGATTTATACCGCTCTTTGCTAAAGCGATAAAATAATTATCACAGCTTTGTTTAAGCCATTTGGCGCCAAGTTCTTCTTTTGTTATACCTTCGATTGCCGCGGCAAGCTTCCAGTTCTTATTCACTTCTTCTGGAATATTCCGAAATGTAAAAACTTTAAGGTCATCATTATTATTTTCTTTATTTTCATTACTCATTTATTAGTTCCTCAATTATTACTTTATTGATATTATCGCCTGCATCTACATTTATATCAATATCTGTAGTGTTTTTATTTCTATCATCGGTTTTGTCTTCTTCTATATTTTCTTCTTCCATATACGCATAAGTTAACTCTGTTATATCTTTAATATCATTTAATGTTATAGCAATTACACGAAGTTGTTTAAGCTGTTCTTCCTGTATATGAAATGCATATTCTGTTAAATCGAATTTTTCATTACATAAAGGACATTGTCTTTTTAGCGTGAGATCCATTTTTCTTCTCTTATCTTTCCTATTTATACAACATAAACATAATCACTCCATGCCCTTTTTGCCATTTCACACATTCTACAAGTTGTTTCAAAATCCCTAACGGTATAAGAGTTATATCCCCAACATACGCTCATATCTTTATTATCTAAATAAGGATCAAACCACTGTATTTCTCCAAGTGTAGAAAAACCATCGCAAACTCTAATTTTATACTCTAAGTTTACTTTACGGATTTGCGATAATGTTTCACTTATTTTTGATATATAAGTTTGAGAAAACCAATCTTCTACTTTGTACTTTGGAGAAATATCGAAAATTACAAGACGTTGCGCGGGGATTGACAATTTGGAATTTATATTTATGTTGAAATGCGTTGCGACAAGAAGCGTGGTTATATCTTTGCTATTTAAAATTAAATTATTAAGATAAGCTTCAAATAATGCTAAATGAAACGAGTTAGATGTACTATCTAAATCATCACTAGCGTATTCGGAAACATAACTTAATAATTTATTTTTACGCGTTAAGTTCATAAAAGATGATTCCATCTTTGCAATCTTTAACGCGAGTTCCTGCACTTTATTATACATAATATTTAATTTAGATGTTAGAAAGAAGGAGTCAAAGAATTTTTATAAATTTTGTTATATAAAAGATACTCTTTGACTCCTGTTTAAATAAATTTAAATTTGAGTGTATTAATATAAATACTTGTATGAATTTATATTAAACTTTCTCATCTTCTATGTTTTCTTCGTCTTCATTCTCTTCATTCTCTTCATTCTCTTCATCCTCTTCATCGTTTTCTTCATTCTCTTCATCATTAAATATATCATCGTCCAGTTCGGTATTACCTTCTTCGTCCTCCATACCGTCTTTTGCACATTGTACAGAACAGTATGATGTAGGATCGTATATACCTTCATCTTCAAGCTCTTCTAATTCTTCTGTCGTAAGTGTATACTCTTCGCCGCAATATTCACAAGTAAAAGTTTCATCGGTTGGATTTTCTTTTTTTTCTTCATTGATTGCCATAATATATTTTTATACCTCTAAATTAAAGTTAAGTTTCGTTTTCGCTTTTGTTTACGTTTTCGTTTTCATTTTCATTTTTATTTTCATTCTCAAAAAGTTTTATTCTACACACAGCGTCAATATTCTCTTCTAAGTTTATGATAGCGTTTTGCATAAAGTGGACTGCATCCTTCGCCGCTTCCGCGGTAATACGAATATCTTTTAATTTCCGTAATCTTTCTTTATCAATCCAATCCAAATCTGAATAATACTTTAACAATGCTACTTCTTTATCCCTTGTTATTTTATATATTTTATCAATGTTATCTTTAATAATGGATAATTGTTTATCACAAGAAATGTTATTTATCATATTTTTAACATTATTTAGATTTTAGGGGTTGTCGGTGTAAATTATAGATAGAGCTTACCATAAAGGAAGCCGGAAGTCAAGTCAAATCAAGCGGTTAGAAGTAGGTCAAGCTTCATTTTTCTCTTGACAAGCGCCTTTTGAACCCTCTGCTAACCCTAAAGCCTCAACTAATTTATCAATGTGCTCTTTAAGATGTTTTAATACAATTAAATCGTGTCCATATTCAGAACGTTCTTCAATAACTATCCATTGATCGATATAACCTTTAATATAATTAACTTCACTTTCTAAATCAATGTTTGATTTATTTTTGTAACGAAATGCAGTTGCAGAATCTGTTTTATTTTCATCTACGTCTACATCTGCTGTATAATCTTCACTTTCAACAAATGCAACATCTGGAAGGCCGAATTCTTTTTTCCAATTTAATACATACTTTGCTAAATACACGACTGGAGTTCCGTCTTTTATTGGTCCATTTATTAATTTCCATAATGACATATATTTTCACTTCTCCTTATCAAGAAAAAAATAGATTTCTTTTGGTTTAATATTACCATTTGTGTAAGAAAAATCTATACGCTCTGCAATTATTTCAAAATGATCGAGATCACATTTATGATGTGGTAAAAATTTTAGTCCTGATCGTATTATACTATAGTATTTATCGTATAATAGATCCAGATATTCATTTCTATCTTTCATGTCACCAATAATAGTAATACGTCGAATATGTGCATCGGTTATTTTCATAAATTTTTTATTTCACCTGTAATCTTTTGTATAGTGTTAAGTTTATATTTAAGATTCCATAATGCCGCATGTTCGGGTTCATCACCTTCTTTCAAAGATTCTATTATAGAAGATAGATCAACCTTTGCGCTACATACTATATTATAAACAGATTCGATAATTTTAGCGTAGTCTTTTGTCTCTTCTTTTATTGAACCGGGTATCATTTTATGTTTTGACATATAATTTTTTCTCCTCACTTTTCTTTAAATAATATTTTTATAAACGCAATCGCTTCATCTACTTTATTTATATGTTGTTGGTAACTTTCAAGTATTTCGTAACACGTTCTACCAGATGCGTCATATTCTTTACATAATTGTTCATGTGTTAAATTTCTAAAGCACGATCTTGCTCTTTCAAGATCATCGCCTTTATATTGTGTTAAAACTTTTATAATGTAATCTTTTGTCTCTTCTTTTGTCATAACGTTCCTCTTATTCTTTCGATAAGTTTACTATTTCGTGTATTCTCTTGTGTATTGAGGATGGCTTTCCGAAATGTTTGTGCATCTCCGAGTATAATACATCGTTCCTTAAACCGCGTTATCGCGGTATAGAGCAAGGAACGTACCCACATATAAGTATGACTATTACTCACTACAACAATACCCGCTTTAATTTCACTGCCCTGATATTTGTGGATTGTGCAAGCATACGCTAACATTAAATCGTACGCATTATTTTTAGGGTATTCAATAACGGATTCAGCATTTTCTTCGTCTCCGCCATCGAAAAATTTAATTTTATAATTATAATAATTATCATCAATGATTGTTCCTACATATCCATTATATATATTAAGTTGATAATTATTAGTAGTCTGCATAACCTTATCACCAACTGACATCTTCTCCGTTGGACGAGCAGTTGGATTCATGTAAAAACGTAACATACTATTTAATTCTGTCACACCCACTTTTGTGTTATGTTGTGGGGTTAATATTTGTACATCGGAGAGAAGATTGTAGGAAGATTTACGAAAATCTTCAATAAATAAAGGTATGCGTTCTCTTATTTCTATTACATTCTCACAAGAAACAAATTGCATATCTTCATTGAAAGATAATTTCAATTCTCCATTATTTATACGACGAGCATTTTCCGCGATAAGCGATCCTGAACCCTGACGATGATTTTGGGTTAAGTAGTATGTTGGGATTTTATTACATTTTATTAAATCTCGTAAGACAGCACCTGGACCGACACTAGGGAGCTGTGCTACATCGCCAACTAGTATAAACTTAACGAAGGGAGGAAAACTCTGTAATAAGTGCCAAAGAAGTTCTACGTCAACCATAGAAACTTCATCGATTATTATATACTTATAAGTGTTTAATTTATTGTTTTTGTTATAAGTCCATTTTCCATAACCAGCTTTAAGTAATCTATGGATTGTAGATGCTTTTCTTTTTGTTAATTCAGAAATTCGTTTAGCAGACTTTCCAGTTGGACCACAGAGGGCATAAGATATTTTATCTTCATCTAGTATATTACAGATTTCTGTAATAATCGCCGTCTTCCCGGAGCCTGGTCCGCCTGATACTATAAGTATGTTATACTTACGAAAGTTATCAATAACTTGTTGTTGATCTTTATCGAGTATCATAAATTTATTTTTTCTTCTATTATTTTAGTTAGTTAATTAATGAATCGTGATTTTAGTTCTTGTTTCATTAAAACCCTTTTTAGTTTCAACTTCAGTCGCAGTTGAAGATTTACCATGTATTATTTCGACGTTATATTCTAAATTTATTGTATCTTTTGAATTTACAATAATATCTAATGGAATAGTGCGTGTTATTAACGAGTTAAGATTATCCTCATCCGCGAAGACGAATTTTACTTTTATTAATTTCATATTTTTTATTCTATCCTATAAGTGTTTTTATCATATCCGCGACTTCGACTTCTGCAACGTGTAACTTCTTTAAATATATACGATTGTCTTCAATAATGAGTTCTTTATTTTCGATCATTTCTTTTAGACGTTCGTTGAATAAGAGAACGTTTTGTTTTTTCGCTTCTTTTTCAAGAATCGTTGTATTAAGATATACATTACCAAAGCTTTTATTGTTTTCAAGAACGTGTAAAATTAATGCCTTTTGCCGTCGAGGATCTTCATTAGCGTAATTTAGAGATTTTGCACAATTATCTGCTTTAAAGAAACCGATACCTTCAACGTCCATAAGTTTATAGATGTTTTTTTTAAATAGAATATTATAAGTGTGTTTAAGTGTGAAGTAATCAATTATCTTTACGATCATAACTTCACCTAATCCGATAGAACGTAAATTTTTTATAAGATTTGGATCTTCCGCAACAAAATTTTTATATTGTTGTTTAATATTTATTTCGTCGGCAACGTTATCGTTGACAGTGTTATCGATTAAATCGGTAGTAACATCATTTTTAGTTTTATTGCGGTTATCCGCGGCTGTTGTAAGTGTAAAATCGATTTCCATAATTTTTTATTATTCCTTGACGTAAATCGAATTAAATTAAATTAAATTAAAATGCATTTTTTAATTCTTTATTAAATTCAAAATAAGCACAATATTTTGCTACATTTAAACAACTAGCAAAATCAAATTGTGTATCACGATAAATATCAAAGGACCACATCTCTTTAAGACATGACATATTCCAAGCTGAACCTGGAGTCAAATCACTATAACTTTCATGTGCCATGAACATACGAAAATGTTTACACGCGTAGCATACTTTTAACATAAGTTTTATTCCTTCTCTTCTCTTTTTTTATTTTATTCTTTCCCAAATTCAATATCTAACGTGTTATTAAATTCCTCTTGCATATTCTGAGATATTTTATCACATTTTATATTAACATGGAAATTAAATTCATCAACGTCGGTTGAAGATAAAGCGAAAAATGTATTCCAACAGAATTTACATTTCCATGCAATACGTCCAGATTTTTTATCAGAGAACGCGAAGAAAAAACGGTCACGAAAGATGGAGAAGGGAGTTTTTTTATTTGAATTAGAAGATGATGGTTTTTTTATGTAAGGAAATACTCTTTTTTCGATAGGATGATATTCAGAATTATTTATTGTCATATTTTTTACCTTCATGTATTCTTGCATATTTTTTAATTGCATTTTTCAATAAATTAATCATATCTGTTGGATCGTCGTTGTCAATAAATTTATGATATGGAGAATTAAATATGCTACCGTTTAGTTTATAACAACGTTCTTCTCTTATTTTATATAGTGGACATTCGATACAAGTTGTATTTATATCGTTATATAAATATATTTGACACAATGCACAGGATGTATCGTGAATGTAAAAACCACCTTCTTTAGTACTATTATAAAATAACGCTGTCGAATGTAATTTATGGATTATATTATATTTTTTTAATACATGTGGCCTTAAACCTAACCATTTCTTATAAGAGTGAATAAGTGCATCTTTTTCATTAGTTATGGTAGAAGCTTCTACTGGATAATACATTGATTTCCATTCTTTTAATGACATAAATTTATTATCCCTTTAAATAAATTTTACCATCTTTTTCTTTGATAATATTAACTAATTTCATATCACGACGAATATATGATCCTATAGGTTTGAAATCTTCATCAAAGCGCGTTATAAGTATACTTCCACCAGATTGTTTAATATAATTAAAATATACTTTATAACGAGCAAGCATTAAAGCATGTTTTATTCGAGGATCTTTTGGGTCTTTCATAGTTTTATTACATTTCCTTTTATAAGTGTTCAGGTTTTATTCTTATCATATTTCTACTTATTTTTCCAACGCGTATATCATCCACAAATACAACAGTAGCAATATCAAGTTGATCTTTATTTAAAAAAGTAATAGCTTTACCTATTTTACTGTATGAAAGAATCCATGAATCCCTTGCTGCTTTTATTGTACTAAATATAAATAAACCATCTTCTGTTTTCGTTGTCCAAACTTCTTGTAAATTTAACATAATTTTATTGTTCCTTCTTTTTTAAATAAGAAGATAAAAATTTCTTCTCTGTTTCGCTTATATTTTTATGACTTTTTAAAATAACAACTATCATATCATATATGATATCTGCATTAGAGTCTAATTCTAACCAAATTTCATCGGCATCCTTATCCGATAAATTTATAAAAAAATCCCTTAATTTTTTATTCATGATAGTTTATTTCTCCTCAATTTTTGCATCAAGCCAATTATTAACTTCTTCAAAGTTTATATTATATCCGCTAATACGAACACGAAGATAAGAGTCAATTTTTGCATTAACGAAACCATAAGATCTAACACATCAATTTTTTTAACAAAATATACAATAAAAACTTGTATTGCATTTGCAATAAGACATCCGCCGATAATGGTTAATAAGGTTTCAAATTTTGTCATGGTTTTTTTGCTTTAACGGAAGAGTGATATATTATACTAATAAAGAAGAAAAACAAAAACAGCCTAACCTTTAATTTGAGTTGTCCGGGATATTTTATCTTCGTGTTACCGAGCGATAACCATTAGAAGAAAAATATTTTACTCAAAAAAGATTAGGCTGTTTTTTCTTTCAATCTAATTACATATGCTAATATACACGTGTAATTAGAAGAAAATCTATAAACGTAAAGCTTAAACGTATTTTTGTACTTTTATATAAATGTTTACGTTAAAAATTACTTCAAGTTATCAATTTTAAGTCCAAGTTTAGCTAACGTAGCAAACAATTGATTTTGTTCGTCAACGTTCAACATTTCCTTGGCTTTATTTGTAATAACATTAGGAACCTTAGGAATACGTGTAAGTTCAGCACGTTTTGTCGCAATTGCTTTTGCTTTAAACGCATCATTTATTTCTTTAACAAGCGCTGTTTCGCCAGTACCAGCCTCGCTTGCTTCGAAAAATGCGAGAATATCTGATACTGATTCGAATTGAATAACTTCAACATCAGCTTGTTTCTTTTCTGGAGTCTTTACTTCTTTTCCGTCAACGACAGTAATTTTATTAAGGGTGTAAGTAAATTCAACTATTTTATTTTGTGACATGATATTTGGTTCTCCAATTTTTGTTAAATTAAATTAATTTGAGTTATTTGAGTTTAGAAATTAAATTTAAATTCTAACATCTTTTCGTTTACTTTTTCTTCCTCAATTCTTAAAGAGTATACCATAAAAGAGAGAGAATGTCAAGTGAATTCAAATTTTGACTTTTGGCTTTCCATTTTTACATCTCTATTCTGCCGATTCAGTCGGCTCTAAGCGCTGTCGATAGTTGACTATTTGCTTGACAAGCCGCTTTTGGCGCTCTTCTCTCTTTGAGTGTATTGTTCTATTTGCCGAACGTGAAAGTAGTACTTTTACTTTACGAAGTAATTTTTTATAACGTTTTATAAGTAAATAATGATGATGATTTACACGAAATTGGTGATTTATGTTTGGCATAGGTTTTTTTCTCTTTCTTTTCTGTAATTAATTTAAAATAAATTTAGTTTAAACACTTTTTAAGATTTTTTCCTCTTTCCGCCGGAAGTGTATAATACGATGAAGAAATCATCGTGTTCTTCAAATAAGTTTAACGTGTTGATTCTTTCAGATTCAAGTTCATCGGTTGTGTATTGTGATAACGCTTTTTTAATGACTACAATATTTTCCGCGGAAAGTTTTATCTTTTTGTAATTAGATTTATAAACGTTCGTTTTTTCTTTTTCTATTTCCTCTTCTACCATTTTTTCCACCCTTTTCTTTTCTTGATATTTATTTTGTATTTCTTTCGTTAATTCTTCTTGAAAATCTAATTGTTTTGCATCATTTGACATAAGTTTTAAACTCCATTTTAAATTAATTATTATTATTATTATTATTATTATTATTGTTATTATTATTATTATTATTATTATTATTATTATTGTTATTATTATTATTATTATTATTATTATTGTTATTATTATTATTATTATTATTATTATTGTTATTGTTAATTATTTCTTGAATTTATAAAAATGTGCAAAATCATTTTCATCTGCTTGTTGATAAGCTACACATGAATGTTTTGGAGTGTTATGTTCTCTGCATCCTATACGTGCACACAAGACGCAGGATTCCTGCGGAAAGAGTGGATCTAAATCATTTTCATCCAATCCGCGATATTTTTGTTTTAACGTATTTATAAGTTGAAGTTTATGGTATAACTTAGAATGCGCAGATTTTTGTTGATACATAATATATTCATGTAAAATTGATTTAGACATGTAATTATAAGCTCCTATTTCATATTCATAAGTTTACGATAAGATTTTAAAAAATCTTTCCATTCATCATTCATTAATAAATATCTATAACCAACATTTATACGATAGAGAATATAATCTTTATTTCGTATGTCTGCCGCATCCGCGGAATAAAATCTATCTCTTTTATCTGCAAGATAAGATTTATTTACTTCAACTAACGATTGCACTTGACAATTGAATTTATTACTTAGATTTTCAATCATCTTATTTAATTGTTCAATTGATGGTTGTTTTGAATTTCCTATTCGATACATTCGATATATTCGATGTATTCGATGTATTTTATTTATTTTATATGTTTTACGTAAATTCATGAAAAATACTCCTTACTTTCTTCATTGTTATATTCGTCAATAATGCAAACTTTGTCTTTATGCTCGTCGAAGTGAGTTCTCATAAAATCCATAAATCCATCAACACCCTCTTCGAATTGGTGAATAAAAATATCTAACACATAGCATTCTTTAAAATTAGGATCTTCAACGAGAGATTTTAATTTTGGATACAATTTTACTAAAAGGGATAAGTCGTGAATTCCATGGTTTAAGTTGAAGCGAAGATCTTTATCACATAAATCACAATGTAATTTATAATAAGTTGACATAAGTTTAATTTATTTTAACCTCCGGTTGTATTATTTGTATTATTTGTATCAGGATGTCTTAATCTACTTAATTCATCTTCTGCTAAATGAGCACGTACTGCAATTATTCTATCACAAAGCGGACAAGTTTCTTCTTCACGAGGATAATATATTGTAATATGCGTTACACAGAAAATTGAATTACCATCACAACGTTTAAGTTGTACTCCCCTTTCGTATATTATATGTACAACTGGATTTACTATAATAGATTTACACATTTCCATTATTTTATCTTTTTCTTCATGAGATAAATTTTCAATAAGTTCTTTATATTTATTTACTAACATAAGTTTAAATTAACCTTTCTTTTATTTAATTTCTTTAGTTGCTTTAATTGCTTTAATGTATAATCGAATTATGTCATTTATTTCTTCATGAGTTATTTTAGAATTTTCATAGAAGAATAGTTTAAGAAATGCACCTATTTTATCTTTTGCTTCAACTATGATTAAACGATGTTCTTTGACGTTTTTAAAGACGATGTCGAAAATGAATGCTTTCATGTTTTTATCTCCTTTATATATAATCTGATAATAGTATTAATTTCATCATATTCTAATAAGCTAAGAAGCTCAAAGAATGCACCAAATTTTGAATCGGCATTGATAATAGTTAATTTATGTATTTTAGTATCTTTAAACATTATATCGAAAATAAATCTTCTTTTTTCGAGTGTTTGTGTAAGTATTGTATCATTTTTGATGTAAGGTTTAATCATAATGTTTCAGCCTCTTTTTTTATTGTTTTATTTATTATTTTATTTATATACATATACAAATATAATTTTCATCACAATATTGTAGGAAGGTAGTTACAAGATTTTTAGGTACTGTAACATTGAAGTCATAATCGCCTTTATATTTTATAGTGATTGCTGAAGAGAATATTGTTTTAAGACTGGCGATATCCGCGGTATTGGCAATTATGGTGAAAGTGTGTGCTTCAGGTAGTTTTAAGGTTTCGGGTATATGTGGATTTCCGGATTTTCCGGTGTATAAGTTTATCATAATAACATCAATTCCTTCCTTATATCATCAATAAACTTAAATATAATAGTTTGAGCGGCTATAATAGCACGATATTCAGAATACGATTTATTCGCGTTCATTAAACGATATAAATAATAATATGTAATATGACGATAGAATACAAGTAAATTTTCTTTATCATTAAGCAAAATAACTAACTTGTTAGCGAGATATTCATTTTTTTCTTTTAATCTATTTCGAATAAATTCTTGCGTTTCTACTCTATCATTTTGTTGCAGTTCTTGAAAAGCTTTTATTAACTCTTGTTCTATTAATTTATTTTGTGTTTCTGTTTGCGTTTTTATTTCCATAAATTTATTACTCCTTCTATTATTCAGAAATAACACCCTTCCACACTATTCTCGCATCTAAATCACCTATCATTCCCAACCATTTTCCTACTTCTTTTTTATCTGTCAGCGCTGGATCATATATCCAACCATTTTCATAATAAACAATATGACGCATATTATTTGTTATATAATGAATAGATATAAATCCTCTACCAGATGTTGGAACACTTACTTCTTTCATATCTAAAATTATTTTCTTTAATTTTTCATTTCTTTCTTTAATTTGTTCTTCAGTGTCTTCTTCAATATTTATATTTAAGAATGGACGATAAACTTTATCAACCATTTCACTATATTGAGAAGCAACAAATTCTCCGGCATACTTTGCCATTAGTTTAATTGCAATATCTAAATTATAGTATCCATTAGAATCTGCCCAATTCTTTTCACTAAGTTCTACGGAATAAGAACGTACTTCATCTAATGTTACTTTTCCAGCCATTGCGACTGAAGCAAGAAAACATTCATTTTTACGTTGTTGTTGGAATTCGGTTTTAGTATTTCCGTTATTTACTATAACTGCATCTTCGTTGTCTTCTTCTATAGTTGTATTATCTTTTGAAAGAAGCTTTGGATCAAAACCTAAATTTTCTGTTAAAGCTACATTCATAGCTTTATTTGTTTTAAGAGCTGCAATGACTTTCTCGTCTATTGTGTCTTTTGCAACAATATCGATTATAGTGAGTTTGTTTTGCATTCCTGGTCTATGGCAACGATCTTCACTTTGACTTCGTTCAACTTTACGAAATGAATTAGAAAAATAAATTTCGTATGATGCTCCAATGAGGTCTAAGCCGGTTCCCGCAGCTACAACATTACCTACAATAAAACGTAATGAATTAGTTTTATCGTTGAATCTTCTTTGTATATCAGCGCGTCTTGTAAAACTAACAGAGCCGTCTATTATTTCTACGGAATCATTACCATAAATTTTAGATATTTCTCTTTTTAGTAAAAAGAGATCTTGTTTGAATTGACTCCAAATAAGAAATTTTACTTCTCCATCATCAGCATCATCTATTGCTTCCATTGTTTCTTCAATTTTTGGATTAGATGGAAAATTTATCGCATTACTATATTCATCATATATCCAGCCGTTGGCTGCTTCTGCTAATTTCATATTCAATGCTAATATATGCGTTACACTTATTTTCTCTCCGTTTCCGATTTTATCGGAAAGTTCAGCATATAGTTTATTTTTAAGATCGTTATATAATTTTTGTTGTTCAGGTGTTAGTTCAATTAAACGAACTTCGTAAACTTTATCAGGAAGATTCATACATTCGCTTTTCTCAAATCTTATACTACACGATTCCATTAATGTTCTTAATTCTTCCGTTGTTCCAGGTAGTGGTTTATAAGACCAACCACTTTTTTGAAAATATTTTGCTTTAAAATCTCCATCTAATTCACCATATGTTAATAATTTAGATGTGTCCCCTCTATGTGTAAGAACACTATTAAATGTTTTTGCACCATTTAGAAAAATAAATGGACATTCTATATCATATAATTTGTTTGCTGCGATAGTGCCGGACATTATTATTTTGTATGGTACTTCAACAAATGCGTTAATGATGTTAGAAGTACGTTCTGCTGTGGGATTTTTTATTTTATGCACTTCGTCTATTATAACGAGATCCCAATCAATACATTTAATGATATCTGCAAACTTTAAATCAACATCTTCGCCATTGTCATTCTTTAATTTTGTTTTCATAGCGAATGCTTCGTAGTTGATGAACTTAACGTCAACATCGTTTAGCATGACTTTAGTCATACGTTCATAATATGTGCCATCAACTATAATTGTTGATAGATGTGGAGCATATGACGTAAATGTGTTTGTAAGTTGTATGAGAGTAGCTGCGGGAGCAATATATAATACTTTACCTTTACGACACGTTTTATTAACATTAATTCGTGTATCTATTGTCATTACCGCAGCGGGCGTCTTGCCAGTTCCCATTTGAGATAAATTTGCAAATTTATTTAAACGTAAAGAGATTGCCCACATTGTCCATTGATGGTCGTAAGGTTTCCAATCTTTAACGCTATTGTTAATAGCGTAAGTTTTCTCTTTTTCAGGAATTCCAAACATTCTATATAACTTAATAAGACGTACGCTTTCTTTAGTATAATCAAGAGAAGGTTGAAGTAATTCAAATATAGAAGATACGATTCCATTTACTTCAATTTCTACATCAATGAGATCATTATTATATTCAATATTCTTAAAAAGATAAAGAGAGTGTTTTATTTTTACTTCTTTTTTTGCATTCGTTTTGATTTGTTTTTTAAGAGAGAATTTTATGTCTTTTTCAGTTAAGAAAGTTTCGAGTTTATTTTTAAATTCAATAACCATTTGATCTACAGCATTTTGAATGTTAAGAGAATCTTCATATGATAAGTCATTCACAGAGCTTTCAAAAATTCCTTCGGAGACGTTTTCTGTTTTCTTTAAGGAATTTAATAAGATATTCTTCACTTGTGTAGAATTTGCTGTTAATTGTTTTTTGAATGCATCTATTAATGCGGATTTTGTCTTTTCCGGCGGAATTGTCAATTCAGTAGTTTTAATATTATCTTCAAATTTTGTTTTTTCTTTATGTTCGTATGAAGAAGCAGAATAAAACTTTAAAAATGCTGGAAAGAATGGATAAAGTTCATCGTTATAATCGGTGTAGAACATACGACCGAATATTTTAACTAAAACGTTTCGTTTTTCTGAATTATAAAAACCATTGCTTATGGTATTTCCGTCATCATTAACAGCAAAAGCGAATTTAAGGAATTCTTCACTTCTATCTAAGTAACATTGAAGAGACATTTTTCTATTGATTCCGTTTGTTTTATTAAAAGAATCTTCGTAAGAATTATTATAATTATAGGACATAGTATTATTTATGCTCCTCTGTTATATATTAATTTATCCGACAAATTTCTTTGTGATTTCTTTAATCTCTTTACTCATAAGTAAAATTTCGTGATTTATTTTAATCTTACGTTGCATTTCGTAATCTTTTTTAATTTTATTAATTTCTTCTTCGGTCTTATTAGTATTATTTTCGTATATAGATATAAGACGTTCGGATTTGTCTTTTATATCTTCAACGTTCTTTTTTGTTACGTCGATTATATTTTGCAAAGTAAATTGCAATTTTGATGAAAAGTAACCATCGCAATAATTTGAACAGAAATACAAAACACGATGCGACTTTCCATCTTTTTGATAATCAACATCATCATGATTAATTTGTGATTCGGATTGTTGTTTTATTAAAATTTCTTGATAGATTTTAGTTTTTTCCCCGATTATCGCATCATTTTTTAATAAAAGTTTTTGACAATCTGGATTATTGCATCTAATATAGTAGGAATTCGTTTCGCAAACAACTGTTGAAAACTTAAAAATAAGCTCTTTTGTTGCTCTTGAAGAATCTTTATAAATCTTTTGTAAATCCGCTATAATATATATTATATCTTCAAGAGATAAATTTAAAGCGAAGGAAATTTTTGAAAATTTACTCATATAGTGATTATAATGAGAATACCGCTTAAAATGCAATTTTAGGCATTCGGAGTGATAAGGTTTATTCTCATAATATATCACGTTAATATTTTGTGATATGTTTGTCAACGGGATTGGTAAGAATGGTAAACTTGGAAATAAATTATCTATTTCTTGTTTGCAGTAGGAACATTTAATACTGTTTGTCATATTAGTTGCTCTCCGGACACAAGCTATTTTGTTAATAATTCAATATGTTATATTAACGTTATAATACATCATAACTTTCTTTAATGGTTTCTAACTGTATTATTAACTCATAATCTGTTTTTGCAACTATATCGTAAATCAATTCTTGTAAATCGTCTACTGTGAATGCAAAAATTACAATAGCATCATTTCTTATAGATTCGATTTTATTTACAGCTTTTTGTTTTGTTGACTCTAATACATAATCGATATAAGATTCGTTTTTTGTAGAATTAATCTCTTTTGATATTATTATATAACGTTGCATGTTTTGCATAAATAAATTTTCTCCTATTTTTTATCATCGTTTGATAAGATGAATAGACAATTTATTTTTTAATGTTTAATTAAAATACGTATTGCTAATGTAATTAATTCATCATCAGTCATTTTTAATATTGCTGTTGCAACATCAACAGAATATTTGTGTGTATCCCTTTCAACGCATAAAAAGTTATCACTAAGTTCTTTTAATTTATCCATTTTTTATCACCTTTATTAATATGTTAAATAAATTTAACATAAAACACTCTGTAAAATACAATACGGAAATTGAGAGGGAAAAAATCAGTCCCTCTATATATAGTGGTCCGGACTTGTTTTAACTTAAATAAACTTAACATAAATTTATTTGTGTTAAATAAATTTATGTTAATCTTTTTCTTTTATTATCCCTAAACGAGATAAAAGTCTCTGCCGTTCTTCGGGAGTTTCTTGTTCCGATATATTATAGTTGGATTTTTTAAATGTTTCTATAGTAGGATCTGGTAGTCTTCTTTTTTCTATAGGTACTTCCTCTGCGGTTATACCTTCAGCGAGTGATTGTACTACAGCGTCAAAAGCATCCATTTCTTTTATGTTTGTGTTTGTGTTATTATTTGTGTTATTATTTGTGTTATTATTTGTGTTATTATTTGTGTTATTAGAACAGT